CTGGCCCTCCTGGTCCTGACGGTCCTCCTGGAACTAACGGGATTAACGGCACGCCTGGAACTCCAGGAAATCCTGGTACTGATGGCCTCCCTTCAAATGTTCCTGGCCCTCAAGGGGAAATAGGCCCCCCTGGTCCTCCTGGGGAAAAGACGGCGATTGTCGAGACTCCATCTGGAAATGTCGGCCTCATGTGCGCCGAATATCCAGAAAGCCGTTTCTTCGATATTGTTTCGGGCACCATCTCCATGGCGGGATTGCTTCCGATTGACCCTACGTTTCTAGAGGTTATCGAATCCTCAAGCCTTACAGCTGTCGCGCACGTCTGTGATATTCCCTGTGTTTTGGGGGTCTCGATCCAAGACGGCAATGTGCGCGTTCGCAGCGAAACCTGTGAATCCAAGCACGTCACTGTCACCATCTCAGGCATCCGAAAAGGCTGTCTCGATAGGCGCTTCCCAATTTTTACCAAAAATCAAATGGAGCAAAACAACAAATTCTGGGGACAAGCACATCAATAAAACCTTCTATAAAAATGAGTAAAAACACAATGGACACAATAACAAACGAAATGGAACCCTTGAAGATCAATGCCGGAGAGTGGGATTATATTTGCGTGGAGGTGATTCGACACGAATCAACTGATGTTTACCTAAAGGTTCCGAAAGGTTGGAGGCCTTCTGGTCGAGACTATAAACTGTTAGGTAGGGCCGCAAAAGAAACCACCCGTGACCACGATTGGGATAAATATGGATGGGAGAATGCCGTTGAGGTTAATGGCTTCAAGGTTGTGGAGGAGCAGGAGGCGAGGCAATACGAGGTATTCAATGCATTACACCACCTATCGACCAAATGATAGCGCACTGGACCTATATTTTCAGGGGCGCTTTTACCCCCACCGAGTGCAGTGAACTGATCGGATTTTCCAACGGTATCCCTGAACAAGTCGGCTCAATCGGTCACGGAGGAACGAGTATTGTCGATCCAAACATGCGCCGTTCGGAGGTAAAGTGGTTCAGCAAAAGAGATGCTCGACTTCAATCCCTTTTCTTCAAGCTCCAAACCCTTTGCGACGAGGCGAACCTTAAGAGCTTCAACTTCGATCTCTCGGGATTTCTCGATGTGCAGTTCACCAAATACACGGCCCCAGGAGGCCACTACGACTGGCACGAGGATAACAACTGGGTAGACGGCAAACCTTCCACTCGAAAGCTCTCCATGGTTCTCCAGCTTACCAATCCTGCGGAATACGAAGGTGGACAACTTGAACTTCAAGGCGGCATGGGACTTCAAACGCTTCAGCAGGGCGATGTTCTTTTCTTCCCCTCGTTCCTAAAACACCGCGTCACTCCTATGACGGCAGGTGTCCGGCATTCGCTGGTGACTTGGTTTATGGGTCCACAGTGGCGATAATTTGGTTGATAAGGTGTGAACTATTTGAGATGGTTTCGGGAATGAAAAAGATTGAAATCAGCAGCGAGAGAATCGAAGAGGCATTCCTAAAAACCAATTTTGGAGGATCGGAAAAAAACGGACCTTGGTCGCAGAGGCTTAATTGTAGATTGCATCCTAAAACACGCGGCTGGATATGCCGATGGGAGCACTATTGACAACATTTGCATGGGCTTAGGTTTGCTGAATTCTGACCGAATCCCTTCAAAGTGGATGGTTCGCTGGGCCTTCGATCAAATCTACGCATCATCCCCAACTCTCCTCGAAAGACTTCAAACGCAGCCCGCATGAAAAAGACCCTCACCACTCTCCGAACGATGCAGCTTCTCGCTCAGAGAGGTCATCACCTTGTGCAAGGCCCGACCTTCTTTTCCGACCACGAAAAGCTCCAATCCTTCTACGAGGAGTACGGCGACGGGTTTGACTCGGTAGCCGAAAACATGATCGGCAATGGAGCGGTTCCTGACTTTGGAATGGTGAACCAAGATGCAGCCAAGGGTTCCGCAGCACCATCCGGCAGAAAGCCTGAGCAGTTCTTTCGTACTCTCCTGACGATGGAAGAGGCGCTACAAGGCGCAATCAAGGAAGAGATGGCAAAGGCTACCGTAGGTGGTCAAAACCTCCTGCAAGGGCTTGCAATGGACAGCGACAGGCGCAAGTACCTAATGAAGGGTCGGCTCCTCAATCCTGCTTAATTCTTTATGACACGCACTTCTGCTGAATTGGCAAAACATGTATCCGACTCGATACATAAGGCCCATCACAATCAGTCCAATCTTGATGAAGAGACACTCGAAATGGTGGGGTTTTGTACTCCCCTAATGAGGTCGATCTACAATAATCTTTGCTCACTTCCAGACGTTGGATATCTGGAAGTTGGGGCATGGCATGGAGCTTCCCTCTGTTCGGCAGCTTGCGGGAACAAGGATGGCGTTTTTTATGCCATTGAAAACTTTGCCCAAGATTTTGGGGGTCAGAATGTCCGTGAAGACCTTTTGAAAAACATTGAGGCGACAAAGCCCAAGAGTGGTAAAATCCGCCTGATTGAGGAAGACTTTTGGAGTCTCAGCGAGGAAACTAAAGTCGAGCTAGGATTCATCCGCTGCAACGTACTGATGTATGACGGGGAGCACTCTGAGGAATCGCAAAGAAAAGCCCTTACTTACTTACTCCCCTACATGGATTCACCCTGTCTGCTTCTCGTGGACGATGCATCCTGGGATACGGTCCAAGAGGGCACTCGAAAGGGATTATCGGACATCTCTAAGCACATGAAGGTCGTCAAAGATTGGACATTCCACGTTACTCAAAACGACGATAAGTTTTTCCACAACGGATTGGCGATTTATCTCTTGGAGAAAGTATGAACATCCTGACGAAATACAGCCCTCCTCCCATTAAATCCCGCGTCTTTGACTGGTCGGCATGGCTCGATGGCGACGAGGATCGCTCCACTGGATTCGGAAAGACCGAAGAAGAGGCGATTGAGGATTTGAAGGAACGACTTGAGATCAGTAAACCAGAAACCGGAGAATGACATGGACGGAAAAGAAGCTCACGAGATTTGTCAGAAAGCCATCTCAATCCTGAAGGAGCACTTTGATGCCGTTCAGATTCTCGCTACTTGGAACGAAGAAGGCGAAACTCGAATCATGCGTCCAGGATTTGGGAACTGGTATGCCCGTCAGGGAATGGCGCATGAGTTCACCGACATGGACACCTCCCAGAGCGTGGCAATGGCCGTTGTTGACATGATGTGTGACGACGGAAGCTGTGATGATCCTGAATGTCCTGAGTGTAAATAGCTCATGTACTTCTACAAAAAGTACGGCAAGACCCAGGAGGCGGACAAGGAGCAGTTCGTCGATTACCTTTCCCGGCGATTCTCCCTAGATCGTGTTATCGCCGCTAACCTGCTAGCGATTGCGGAGTCTGAAGGTCAACGAACGCTCTTTGTTCCCGCAGAAAAGGGGGCTAAATATCACAAATCTCTAGGCAAAGCTCTTCTCAAAACCGAAGCCCTGCTCAAAGAATCTCGCAATCTAAAGCACCAGAAAGATGCAAGTGCCCGGAGGCAGGCAAAGAAAAAGCCCATTGAGTCTGCGGAGTTGGCAGTCTTTCGGAATTCCCTAACAACTCAATCCAATCCGATTGTCGATTCTGCGCTGGCTTTCATGCGGAAAACGGCAGGAGATGGTCTGGCTGTGACGGAAACCGGGCTACAAGCTGTCGGAGAGAAAGTCTCGCCTGAATCCTTGTCTGGCACGCTGGCTCGCTTCTGCGCGGCTAAAAATGGCGTGGATCAAAGCAGTTCGATCTTTGCTTGGGCGATTGGGGATGCCTGCAACTTGGCTCACAAACTCGGCTACTACCGAGCAGGACTTTACCCTTCCATTTCGGGCGTAACGAAGATCGCGGTCAACCATCTCAAGAAGATGGCGCACTTCTCCAAGATCATCCCGGAGTCGGTTCGGATTCCAGGTTGGCCGCAGTCCAGGTACCAGCAGCTTGTTCCGCACATCCGAAAACTGGAACCGTCGAAGATTGCTCGAGCTTTAGACCTGATCGCAGCGGGAGATTCTTCAGGGAGAGATTTGACCTTGGCAGAAGTCCGCAAGGTTCTCGCTCAAGTCTCGGGCAAGAAAGCTACGGCTCGCAAACTCTCTCCTCCCAAGTACCTCTTCATCACTCCATCGGGCCTGTGGTGCGGGAATCGTTTTCTCCCGACTGTAGCTCGCAATCCACGATCACGGGTGGTTGACCTTGCATCATTGTGCGTGTTTGATGCCGCGCAAGAAGTCCTCTACAGAATCCGTCCAGCTTGTGCTGAAACTTCGCGCGATACGGTAATGTCTCTTGCAGGGTTCGCCTTTGACGAAGAGGTTCTGGATGAGAGGGAGAAGATGGCATAGATAGAACAACTTAATTTCCATAGTCTACTGCGACAAGCCTTCCGTCCACCCAACCAAAGCTGTCCATTTTGATTTCAACCGGAATTACATATTCCCCTCTATCTGTCCAGCCTTCCAAATCCATATTGTCGTATTGTTCGCGAGTTAGTGGTGTGGCTCTTTTCATTACCGTAACCCACCCTCCAGGAAGAGACCATAATACAGGGCATAATTCCGGCCATTTGGATTTCCAAAATTTACGCTCTTGCATATTGGCGAGAAGTCCCAGCAAAAAAAGTCTCCATTCTTGCAAGGCGGGAATCTTTACTGCTAGATTTCCAACCAAAATGACGACCCTAGTTGTTCCAAAAGACACCGATACTAGTTTGGATGATGCCATAAACTAATTGTGCAGAAATTGGTATGGATTAGCACATCACTCAAGCCCCAACTTCTTCTTCGCCGCACTTGTAGCCGCAGAGGAGATGCCGGAAATCGCTTTGTCCCGCTCGTCCGTAGACATGGCCCTTAGCTTGGGGAGTTGAGCGTACATCGAGTCTTTAATGAACTGTCCGCGAGTCTTGATGTACTGTGCCCAGCGTCGGTCGGTCATAAATCCGTTCTTGGATTCCAACGTGGAGCGAAGGGGCATCGAAGGCGTTGCTCCAGTTTCGAGCATGAACTCATACAAGGGTTGGTTCACGCTTCTTCCCTTTCCGGCGACGTAGATCGGGAAGCCTGTATAGTTGGCCTTGTCGCTGGTCTTGGTGAAAAGATCGAGCGGCTGGAATCCCTTCTCGTCTCCGAGGAAGTTCAGAGCGGGTTCTCCTGCTAGGGAAACGAGGGGGAGATTGGCGATGATCGAGGCTTTGACGCTGGAGTTGTCAAGAGGGCCTTGAACGAGTCTAGTGAGGGACTTGGTAAATCCGCTCCATGGAACGATGCCCGTTGCCATCCAGGTCAAAGAACCTGCTGCACTACGGTCGGATTGATCGGAAATCCCGACAATATTGGTCAGGTTTTTTAGGCCGAAGAAGTTCGTGGCTTTTAGTCCTGCGCCCAACGCTCCCGTTGTCCAGTTGCCGAAGTTCTCGACGACGTTCTTATCTTCAAGTTGCCCGTTGAGGCGCATGTCATCCAAGGCTCCGACAGCAGCAGCCGGGAGTTTGAGGATTTCAGGGCCACCACGGGCATAGGAGATCGCAGCTTTGACTTTACCCTTATCCATCCATTCGATGGTGTAGGGGCGGTTTCCTGCCTTTAGCCAAGCATCGCGGAGGTTTCGGTCTTTCGGGCCGTATCCCGTGAAGTGGAAGCCTGTGTGCTTGTCGTAGTCATCATCGTCGTCCATGCCTGCCAGAGCGGCGGCAATCAGCATTCCGACTGTTCCTGCAACCCCTTCGACGTAGCGTTGACGGAGCTGAAGATCGGTTCCGATGGTTTGCTCGTAGAGCTTGGGATCGACGCCGCTGCGCTTTTCCCGAGTCTTGGCATAAGCTCGCATCAGACCAACGGGAGTGAAGGCAAGAGAGCGGTTTGCCATGTTCACAGGAACGGTCACAAATCCGGTCAAGATACGACCGAGCAGCGGGTCTTTCTCCCGTGCAAAGTTGGAAGCGTTCACCATGATCTGGGAGATAAGATTGGGAACATCCCATCCGGCTCCTTCTTCCTGAGCGCGAGTTCCGATTTCCATCTGCGCCTCGGAGGTGTATTGCCTACGAAGTTCTGCTCCCGACTCTTCTCCAAAGATGTCCGAAACGGCGTTCTCCAGATAGGCGTTCATCTCATCCCGTCCAATCGCTCCAGCCTCCAACGGGGATGAACCATTGCGAGCGGCTTCTTGAGCCTTCTGCTGAGCGTAGGCGACTGACTTGGCAATAAGACCTTTAGCCTCCTCGGTGGTCAATCCTGGAACGTCCTTGAGCCCAGCAAGACGAAGAACACCTTGGCGAGCAAAGAACCGCTTCATCGTGTTGGTCATGGCTTCGTCAGCAGCCAGCATAACGCGGTGGGTGTAGTCCGTGGAGGCGAATAAGAATCGGGAAAGGCCCTTGAGCTTGGTTGCCGGATCGCTCGACTTCATCATTTCCCTTGAGCGGCGAAGGTCTTCCTTGAGGTTCCCTTCATCCAAATGGGTGTGCTCCGTGGAGGATGAGGTGACGCCTGACTTGAGGGCATAGCCAAAGTCGCCTGCAAAGCCTTTCACAGAATCGACGGCGTTGACCAAAGTTTGGGAGATTTGTGCCGGAACATCCGCTCGGCTGATCTTGCCCGTAGCCGCATCAGCGAGGATGGTTCCGATTTCAGTTCCGATGCGAGTCATCCCTGAGAAGACAGGCGTAGTGAACTGAATTGCCAGAGTTCCAATACCGCTGAGAACGGAGTTGGTGTAAGACCTTGCCAGCCGCTTCTTCCAAGTAAGATCGGGCATACTTTGAGCGACGATCTCGACCATCTCCTTGTGAAGTTTGGCCCGTTCCAAAACGCCACCCTTGTCCATCTGCGCATCGAGAGCAGCCATCTTGGCGTACTGCTCGGGCGTGATGTCCTTGAATCCGGCTTGTTCTGCCAGACCTTTAGCTACCGCATCGGAAGGGTCTAGGACACCTGTGCGAATGGCTTTTCGGATGGAGTCGATGGTTCCCTTCTCGATTCCCTTGAGGTCGAGGTCTTTGACGGCTTTCTGGAAGGCGATCTCACGGGCTTGGAGAATCTTTTCGCGGATCAATGGCGCATACTTGGATGCGAATCGGCTAGCCTCCTGCTCGCTGAATCCAGATTTGGTGAGGTATTGCTGAATCTTTTCTGCCGTCATCGCAGGATCGTGGAGGGCATAGCCTGCCGTTTCCATGATGTCCTTGGCGATGGCTTTGACGGAGACTCGCTTAGCCTTGCGGTCACGCTCCCGGTTCTCCTTGTTGGTGCGGAGTTTTCGGTTCTCGTCGTAAAGCCGTTGAGCGAGATTAGTTGCGACATTTGGATCAACCCCGAGATCGGAGAATCCTTTGGCGTAGCGTTGGATAAAGCCTTCCTGTGTGAGATGTCCGGGACGAGAAGTGTCCGTTAGCTCTGAGGTGAGAGCCTCTTTCTTGAGTTCCTGGATTTTGTTGCGCTGCTTCTCGGGTCCAACCCATTCGGAGTTGGCTTTGTCGATCTGGTCAATGATTCTATTGGCGTCCTCGGTTGGAATAGCCGCTAGCCTGGAATTGACATCATTCTCGAAAAGAGAAGCAATGTAATCCGCAACATCGTCATACCGTTGATCGGTATTGACTTGCTCTCCTGAAGAAGATTTAGCAATGGATTCATTCAAGCTCTTGCGAACTTGAGCGCGAATCGAAGCGACGGCTTTTTGACGATCATCAAACTTCATCCGAGCCACACTGTCAGGAGACAAGTTTTTCTCAGACAACACCTGAGATAGAATCTTGCGAGCCGTTGCCTCAGAGGCGTCTCGATTCCCCATCATACCGCTCACGGTTTCCCATTGAGCGATCATGTCAGCCTTCCACTCGGGGCTAGCATCCCATTCGTTGATCTTTTCCCGAACCGCTTCGTCGATACGGTTCATCTTGCCTTCACGAAGATCGTCTTGGATTGTCGCAACCAGTTTGCGATAAAGGTCTTCCTTCTCTGGCTTTGACTTGGATTCAATGCCGAGTTCCTTGAGGGAATCGCGGATCATGCCGCCAAGTTCAGCGTTCAAATCATCGCTGCTTTGAACTAGAACCCCCGTGCCTGACGGCTTCTTTTCCCCTACAAAGAATAGGCTGGCAATCCGTTGTGCTCCGTCTTTTTCAAGTTGGGTTCGGAACGATTCTTCGGGCTTAGCCAACAATGAATCGACTGCTTTTTTACGGTCAACCGGAAGGGGCTTGTACTTGGTTTTGATGCCAACGGAATCCAAGTCGTCGTCAGCCACTTTAACCTTGGAGTCATCCTTAACAGCTTCGTCCAAAGACTCCGCATCACCCTTGGCTTTCTCCTTGAGGGTCGCTTGATTCTTCTTGCTGGTGATTTTGGTGGAGGTGGTCTCCTCCTTTGCCTGCTGCACCAACTTCGTAGTGCGAGACATTGGGTCTTGCTGTGAAATCCATGACCTCGTGTTGAGGGCTTGGGCAGACTCCCTGATTCCAGTATTGTCCCAGTTGTTATTTACGTGCAGAAAAAGGGATTCGTTTTGGGTCTTTTCTGCAACGGCTTTGGCGTACTTCATCAGTACATGGTTCATCGCCTCAACGGCACCAGCAGCATTGTGTGGCTTCCCTTGAGCATCGCTGATCATCCGAGACATGTCGGCAATGAGTTCAGCCTGAAAGGTTGGGTTGCCGTAGATTTGGGTCATCTCCCAAGCCTTTCGAGTATTCTCATCGGATACCTTCATCTCGCTTTGGAGATTTCCCGATTGCCCTAGCAGTTTACGAGCATAAACCACCATTGGCTTGACTCGATTGATTACTGACGGATTTCCCGCTTCGACCAAGCCCATACGCTGCATGAGCATAATGTCATCACGCGATACATTGAGTTCATCGGCCAAGGCTTGTGCGGCAGCTTCTCGTTCTTCGTCGGACTGGAAGCGTTGGAAGTCGGATTCCTCCAAGCGGTTCTTTGAAAGAGCGGGTTCTGAGGTTGAAACATCCCCCTCGTCGTCTTCCAATCCCGAAAAGGCATCAGGCTGGTTGAGCATTTTGGAGGCAAGACTTCTCGCCATCCGGTCTAGCTCTTTGTCGGGAATGTCAGTTCCGACGATACGACGAACCAAATCCTTCAACGCATCCCAGAACTGTTTCCAGAGCGGATCGATTTTTGCGAGTTCTACCGGGTCTCCCTTTTCCAGACGAGCGATCATCCATTCCTGGAACATCGCCATCGGGTCATCGAGAAGCTCTGGATAGCGTTCGGCAATTTCACCCCATCCTTGTTTCTGGAGTTGGCTGGTAAGCCGGATGACTTGGTTGCGGAACTTGCTGTCCTTCGCCATCATCCATTGCAAACCACCATGGAACTGCTCGTGGAGAGCAACACGGAAGACGGCATCCTCGGGAGTTTCACCCTTAAGCGGAACGATCTCGTCCACCAGAACCACACTCTTGGAGGTTTGAGGGTCGAAGAAACCGTTCGCCTCAAGGATGGAGCGTAGAGACCTGCGAGAGAACTTGCGGTTCTTGAACTCGGGAAGATTGAGAGCCGCTCTAGGATTGGGCGCAAAGAGCAGGTTGGACAGCATCCGCTTCCCGATGTCGGTCGATTTGAAGCGGTTGATCGCTGCGTCTACATGCTCTTGGGTGACAACCTTTGCCGGGATGTTGCGCTGACGGGAGTAGCGGATTGTGTCTTCGGCGTTATCGTCTACACGGTTTTCGGCTTCCAGTGCGTCAATGTCGTCCTGAATCCGCTTGGCGCGTACAGGGTCGGTTGTCGTCGCGTCAAACTTTCGGTCTTCTCGTTCCTTGCGTGCAATCCTGAGCAGTTCAGCCTTATCCTGGGCGTCTTGTGCAGCCAGTTGTTCAGGTGTGCGCACAGCATTGCTCACCCGTTCAACGAGCTTCTGCTGAATGCTGTTGAGGGTCGTATCGCTGGATTGGTCTGCCTGCCAGCGGATGGCTTCCTGAACCACGTCGTCACTCCACTTGGCTTGAGCTACTGCGGGGAGGGTGGCGATTTCGGAGCGGAGGCTTGGTTCAAAGGATGGGACGGTACCTTCGGAAGGTACCGTATCAAGTGCCACTTGTTCTGCGGGAGCGATTGCTCCGGCATCGGAAGGCAGTACTTCTTCCACTCGTCCCAATTCGTTGCCGGGAACTGTTTGGTTTCCATCTGTAATTTCTGGTTGAATAGTTTCCTTCTGGAATAAAAAAGGGTTCTGCTCATAAGCATCAATAGCGGCAGCGATGAATGTGTTGGATAAATCATACTTGCTGAGCCTATTTCCGATATATCTAGGATTCTGTTTGTCGAGTTGGTAAGCCAAGTCCTCTATCAACTTACGAACGGGCTCAGGCTTATCAGACATCCACGCCTCATTCTGCTCACGTAGAGGGGATTGATCGAGTCTCGTTTCTGAGTTAAAATCGTAAGCATCTACTGCATCCTGAATGTAGGAAATCTTGCTCTTTTGAGGGGATTGAGGTGGAGTCGGAGAAGTTTCGATTGTTTCCTCTACCGATTCGTTAATTGTAGAGCTTGGCTCTGTAATTGTAGAGCTGGCGTCACTAATTGTAGAGGTCATCCGATTGCGGATGATTTGCTCCCGCTTTTGATCCATTAGGGCGTCTGCGCCGTCGAAGTCTTGCGCATCTACCAAAGCCAGTACTTGCGGATCATCTGCCAGATCGAGGGCTTCGTTTTCAATAGATCGTCGGATGTCTTCTGGCTGTTCATTAAGCCAGGATTCCGAATCGCGTAGTCCATCAGCCACCAGTTGTCCTCCACTTCCATCAAGTTGCGATTCCTGGTTTCCTCCCGAATCTTCCTGAACTGCATCGCCTTGTATTGGCTGAATGTCTGTTTCGATTTCTTGTGCATTTCCTTGTGTTTCTACGGGTTGGATTTCATTGACGAAAGAACGGACTTCTTCTTCCAAAGAAGGTTGCGACACTGCTTGAGATTGAGCATTTTCCCGAAGAAATGCGGCTACGGCAGGACTGTTGGCTTGCTCGTTGACGGCAGCAACATCTTCCAGTTCTGCTACTGGTTCTGGGATGGATGCGGGAGCCTCGCTTAGAGCGTCGTTAATCCGCTTAGATGCTGGCTTGTTACGGCGGGATGCGGCTAGAAGTTCAATGCCTCCAGGGATCGTTCCTCCCAAAGTTCCGTAAGCCGTGTCTTCGATGGTGTTGAGCCAGAAGTCTTTGGTTGCAGGATCAATCGAAGGAATCCTTTCGCCGTTAAGAGCAAATCCTGGATTGTTTGGGTCTTCGTCCGCAAAGAGATTGGAGGCGACATCCTGAAGTCTGCCGGAAATTCCTTCTTCGCCGCCTTCTGCAAGGGATGTTTTGGCGAACTGGGTCAACCCCCGCTCGGCTGCACCTTCCAGAACCCGTTTACCGAACGCAAGAGAACCCAAACCTCCGAGCGATTCTGTGCCAGCCTCTACGGCAGCGTACATGCTCGCCATGGTATCCCGCTTCTTGGGGTCGGTGATGCCGAGACGGTCTGCTTCTTGGTAGCCTGCGTTGAGGCCGAGGAGAGCGCCTTGGCTTAAAGCTAACCCCCTTGCCAGATTGGCCGCTTGTCCCGCTTTGGCAAAAGCTGCTCCGGGAACGATAGAGGAAAGAACCTGTCCTCCTGCTTGCCCAATAACTCCAGCCGCTTTGACGGGGATAGACTCTTGAAGCGCGGGATTGACGGGGAGAGCCTCTTGTACAGCCGAAGTTGCCTGTTTGCCAATGCCTTCCACAAACTTGGAAGGAGCCGACATGGACTCGATGGCGGAATTATCTCGTCCCGTTAGCTCATTGACGAGCGTAGCGGTTGCCGTAACAGGGTTGAGGCGTCGATTAAAGAGTTGACCCATTTGGCCTGCGCCTTCAACCGCGCTGGTGAAAGCTCCCGCAAATCCCCTTGCTCCTGCATTAACGGCAGAACTGGCGAGTCCTTGTCCTGTGTCTTGAGGGGCGAACCGAGAGGCAATGTCCTTATCCAGTTCACTGATTGCCAAGTTGGCCTCTTGCTCGTTAAGAGCATTGGAGCGGATGGATTGTTCCATATCACTTCTCCAAAGTCCGACCGCTTGGGTCTTTTCTTCGGGAGTGAAATCAGGTGCGCTTAGGATTTCGTCGAGTTCGCTCATTCACGCGGGCTAAAGTAGTCTTTAACCGCTCGAACAGGAACGGCAACAGTTTCTTGGATGTCACCGATGACTCGCTTAGCCTCGGAGAGAGGGGCTTCAATAGCCTCGTTGATCATGGCCCCAGGATAAGCCAACCCAACAATGGCCGCATCCTTGACGGTCTTCAGGTCTTCTTGAAATGGGCTTGGGCCAGGAAGTCTTCCAAACCCTCTCGGAATATTTCCGGTAACGTCAGTCAGAGTTTCGGTTCCCGTGGCTACTGGATTTTGACCAATCGCGCCAGAAGGAAGGGAAGTCTTGCCGCGTACGGCGTCGAGGTATTTGTTTCCGGTGGATACGGGTCCGCTTTGTATCGCTTGATCAGTCGTGGCGGTTCCTGCTGGGGTTGCCATCGTAGTATCCTTGAATCCTGCTGCGTTGTAGCCAGCCCGTTCGTAGCCGTCCACAAGACTCTGGAAGATGGCTTGTTTTGGACCGCGCACAATCATGTCGGACTCAGACCACTCCTGTTCGGTTTTGGGCTCTCTTCCGTACTTGGTTTGGAAGGCGGTAATCTTTTCCTCGTCGGTCGGATTGCGAGTTGCCTCGAAACGGGCATTTGCCAGTTCGGATGCGGCCTTTTCACTAAGCATGGTTTTTCCGATAGCCTTCTCCCCGCGATCCGCTTTCCCGATCAAGTAGCTGGCCTTGATTTCGTTGATTGATCCGTCTGGCTCCATGAGAGAACCGATGGTGTCAGGGTCAATGCCTTTCAAGGCAAGCTGGGAGGCAAGACTTGTGTTCTTGTCCTTCCACTGCTTCTGGAGAGCGTAGCGGGAAGCTAGGGATCGGACGGCATTCTGGAGCTTGGGGGAGTTCTGGTAGAGATTTGGGTCTTCGATGGAGGACAGATAATCCTGAACGTCTACTTGGTAGGTAGGGCTGTCAGGATCAAGAGCAGAAAGACCTTGGACAATCCCGTCCTCGTAAGCATTCTGAGCCTGACGGTAAATGTCTACCTGCGGGTTTGCGTAGCTGCGATCCATCCAGGAAGTGTCGGGGACATTTCCGAGGAAGTTGCTGAGCCTTGGGTCTTGGCGTTGGCCGATGATTCTGTTGCGGAGGTCGGGCATTACCGGATGTGCTGTAGGTAGGATGGATAACCTCCGGGGCCGGAGATGACGATGGAGGGAATTTGCTTTCCGCGAGAGTTACGATGGGCTTCATTCAGGAGTTGGAAACACTGATCCCACATCTGGTTCGCCTCTTGAGCATTCGAGGAGTTCTGGGACTGAATAGCCTTCATCCCATACTGAAGCGCATTGATGTCGTCAGGGATGACAAAATCTGTTGGATTGACGATTGGGTTGTAGCGAAGTCGTCCAAGAGCGCCGATTGCCTTACTAGTGTCGTAGGTTCCTGTCAGATACCGCTTGTACCTTGGTCGGGTTTCGTAAGGCTGGTAAACTTGCAACAAAGTTGCTGTAGTGCCATCCCAAGAGTAAACCGAAACCGTTCCTTTGGTGACGGGTTTTTGGAACCCCGTGAAAGTGTCGAGCGTTGAAGCCGTGTCGGTTGTTGTCGAGCTGAGGGTAAGCGGCAGACCTTCTGCGCCCGTAGCAGGATCGAAGATGGCTTGGCCGGAAACGGTTCCAAAGAATCGGATTTCCTTGTCTACATCTGCGGCGTTGGAAAGCACGAAGCGGAGTTTCTGTCCTGAGGTGTGATTGACCGAAGTCACCCACTCGTCTCCGGCATCCACGAGCATTCCGCATCCGGGAACTGTAGAGCGAAGGGTTCCGGGGCCAAACTCCACGTACGGCAAATCCCGAGAAAAGACGATTGCGGGAATCCGGTCGGTTGTGACCGCTGTAATGCTGGCAATGTGAGCGGGGAGAGTGATGTATCCGGTCGATCCGTTAAACGCCACTTCCACCACGCAACCATTCCAAGATCCCGACTTAATGATGCGCTCCCGAGCCATGTTCAGGTCTCGACGCATCTCTTCCTCGTTGTCGCTGTACATCCAGCCCAACTGATCGAGAATGTCTTGGAATGTGGTTTGGGAGAACATTAGGCTTTCTTCTTGAGGCGGGACATGGGATTAGGAAGTCCTTTCACGCGCTCTTGGGTGTCGGCTTGAATAACGGTCATTTGCTCGCTTCCTTTCGGAACTCGGATAGGGTACATTTCTCCAACAGGAAGACCCGCTCGATTGGTTACCCCGAACATGCCAGGGAGTCCGTCCTCGGGAGTTGCAGTTGCCGTCCCGTATTTGCTATCTATGCGAGATCCTCCCGTGTTGGTGTAGGCCGACATGGGAGTAGCGTTCATTCTATTCGTCGCCGCCTGATTCTCGTACACCTGAGCTACGGCTGCACGACCTGCTTGCTCCCTCGCAAAGCGATTCGCGGCCTGCTGGCGTGTAGTGTCCACAAAGGACTCAAGCCCTTGTCGGTTGCGGGGTGCCCACGGATAACGGCGATAGATTTCGTCCACTCCGATCTCGACCGGACCCGATGCGGGAGCGAGCGGCATGTCTCGTTGCGAACCGATGCCTCGTGGCGCTCCGATGGGTTGACGGCCAAAGAGCCCGCTTTGAAAGAATTGGGATGGGTTGCGGCGAACAACGGGAGAAATGTAGGCGGCTTCTTCTTCGACATCTTCATACCCGTAATCGCCACCGTATCCTTGGACGGGTCCACCACTACGGCGAAATTGGGGTTTGAGCATTTCCATGGTCTTCTTGTGCGGCATGATTTTGCCGTTTACTTCGGGGATGAAAAGCTCTGGGCCTTCCTCTCCTACGATGTACGGCTGAATCTTGTCCACAGGTCCACCTTTGGCCTTAAAGAGGTCTTGAGGGAAAAGAGGATTTTGGTCTGGGTTGAGAGCCGGGAAAAGATTGGGTGGATTCAGGGGATTGATTCCGGAAATTCCTAGAGCGGGAGGTGCTCCAATCGGGGCCGCAAAAGGATTGGGGATCGGAGTGGGAATGCGCCCCATGTTTTGACCGTACTTGCTCTCTGGGATAAAAGTCCCGGCAGGTTGAGCGCCGCCTTGATATTGTACAGGCCCACGGCGAGGAGCCATGTAGGTACCGCTACCACGACCTCCGTAGCCACCACCGGAAGATTGCCCCATGCTGCCGCCTGTAGCTGAGCTGGTGTTCTGTGCGCCTCCGACTGGCATTCGACCATTTGGATTAGGCTTACGGCCCATGGTGAGACCGACTTCGTATCCAGGGAGGAATGCTGGTGGCTTTTGCTGCATTCCTGGAGTGAATCCGGGACGAGGCACGCTGCCTAGCCATGTTGGTCCTTGGCGAGGCGGCCCACTTGGCCTATATGGTTGCGCTGGCATTTCGCGCATGATAGCAATGTCTACTTAAAAATCCACAAAATTTAGAAAAGAGTTCGCCAGGAACCCGTTATAGCGGTCCTCGGAGTTGGCGTGACTCTCGGGAAAGTAGGGGGACAAGAAAAACCCTTACCGCTGACGGACACGGTGTACTCGTCCGGGCATTACTGCCGAATTCATTTTGAGCGGTGCAACCTAAATGTCAAAGCCATTCGATTAATAGGCATGATTACTTTTGCGGCACTTTCTCTTTCGTCTGGCGGATTGCTTAATATCCTTCTCGCCTTGCTCGTTCTCGCGCTCGTTATTTGGCTTTGCATCTGGCTAATTGACATGCTTCCGCTTCCCAATGTTCCCAAGACGATTGCCAAGGTGATTGTTGCGATTATCGCATTGCTGGTGATTTTCCAGCAGTTGGGAGTCGTCACGCTTTAGACCGAGAACAACTTGTGATACTCCTGCTCGGTGGTGCTGACGGCCCATTCTCCAGGTTTATCGACAACAGTGAACAGGAATCCTCCAATTCGGCATTCGTTCTGCTTTGTGACCTGATCGTAGTTTGGATCGCAGACGAGGAATTGGCTGATTTCCTCTTCGATCTTCTCACGCATGGAGCGGGACATGGCGCTCACTACCAGTCCTCCAAGAGCTTTGGCGCGGTGAGCTTGCTCGGTTAGGGCGAGGATGAGGGATGTCATCGCATTAGGAAATAGATGGTCATACCTCCAAAGAAGTACCCAAGCCAAAATATCGTGTTCTTACTCATGCCGTCTGATCGCACTCCTTACAGGTTGACCGTTTTTTATCTCCCATAAAGTGGCTTCCGCACAAGCAGCACTGGTTCCAGTAGTTGCAGGGGTCTTGCCAGTCTTTGGGGTTGGTGACTTTCTCCGGGGATTTGAGAAATTCCGTTAAGCTGAAGGGCTTTGGGAAGATGGGTTGGTCTTGTGTATTCATTTTGACCAAACTTCCTTTCTCGTTTCGGTGTCGTAAACTTGACCCCACTGAATCGACCAGTCATCACCCTTGGTGACAGCATAAAGCTCCAAGGCGGCTATGGCATCCTCTCGTCCATCATGATCGCTAACAAAATCCCTCATTCCTTTCGAGGGATAGTATTTGTCTCCGTAAAAAGCTAAGAATCGTTTCATATTTTTGATCTATAACAATTTCAATTCCGTTACTGTTCCGTCTTTCTTTTTGAGTTGGAGAACGTCGCCGTTGCGGATGGCTTGGGTGACGAGTTCGTAGAGGGAAGATTTTGATTCTGTTTCGACTTCCAGTCCGATTCCGCCATTAGCTTTCCGTGACAACACGATTTGGCTTTGATTCGTTTTGATGTTTTGGATTTGCTGTTTATCACCAGAAGGCTCCATTCTCGGGTTTTATTATCGAAAGTCACATCCCATCGAAGGTGGCCGGATTTAGCAGTATGCTGAGAAAAGCCGTTAAACTCTTTCCAGATCAGGCTCATCTCCCTTTTCCTTTCAGAAACGCGGCATCGACGACTTTGCCGAGGGTGTTAAGTTCTTTGATTTTAGGGTCTACCTCGGAGTTGATGATCCGCTCGGTGGAGGGAAGAACTCGGAGGGTGAGTTTGACGCGCTTGGGTTCTGTGGGTCTTCCGCGTTTCATGATTTTTCTTTTTCTAGGAAAACGTCTGCCTTTATAGGCTCGTCATCAAAACTAAATCCAAGAATATGCTCAACTCTTGAGACTCGATGCGTCCAATACTGAACACAGATGTGCTCGCCAATTCTCGGGATACATGCATGAGGACCTCGATAAATTGGTTTTTCTCTGTCTTCGCCTTCCAAAAAGACCCTGATAATAGGATGGCTCATAGGGATTTCTGAGACGAGGCTTTTCCAATTCCGACAGAGCTGTCGGTTCCAGTGCAGTCTAGGGAATGGGTTGGTCGGAAACGGCGATCAGCCTCTTTAAGCAGGAGGGCCGCTTTTTCTGGAATACCCTGCACTGCCTTGACGAAGTGCTGAAGTTCCTCGGCGCAAGCGGACACCTTATTGGCTTGAGGAGGTTCTGGCTTTTCAATGGGCCCCATCCAGACGCCTCCCATATCGGAACATAGGGTATCCATTTTCATGGTTCCGCCGTCCATGGCGCAAAGACCACAAGGCTTCGTCTCACGATTATAAACAGTCTCAGACCACACATGCATACCATCAGAGTACCACCAAAGCCCCGGACCAGTGGGTTGTTGAAGCCATTTCCTTTTTTTGTTCATGCCAGCATTATATCTGTTTCTTTTATGCCGTCAACAATAAAGTATCAGGGCGATTTGGAATTCCGGTTTACCTAGGGAGCAAGTTGTCTGGAAATCCCGGATAACTGCCGAAAACGGTGCTGTACGTAGGTATAATATTTGTGCCAGCAGTTAAAATACATGGTAGATTAGCTGGCATGAAGCGATCCAAAATCCCCAATCGGGTCAAAAACGGCAAGCTCAGTCCCGCTGATTTCAGTGCCGTGTGCTTTGAGGTGAACGGGTATGATCTGTATCCGAACTGGCCGGAACTGCATCTAACCGAGTTTCAGCGTTACCAGATCAAAGCAGAGTTGTCTGTGAGGCGAGATGCTTCCAATACGTAGGAATGTAGAGAAATTAGGTTTCCAAGGCAGGAAGGGGCGTTTCCGTGCGAAGGAGTGGGAATTCTGATGGGTTTAGTCCCGAATCCACGCCAAAACAGATATTCCTCCTGCCTTCGTAACCCGAACACAGATACAGGTAGGGCACAGAAGCCCGTCGTCAGGAGCGATCTTCTTCCACTGCTGGTCTGGTAATACAAGGTCACACCCAAAGTCACGGTAAGGGAGGCGGCAGTCGATGCAGGCAGGCATTGAGCGCGAAGCGCATTGTATTGGTTCTTTTGGATCGGCCATTTCCAACCGTAGCCCCACATTCCACAGTTGTAAACAAAAGGTATTTTGGGATTTTGGAGAAAATCGTGAGGGAGATTCACTTTCTCTTAGACCACTCCCTAGGGTCGATCTTGTAGTATCGACGGATACGGAACTCTCCTCTCAACTGAGCCATGAACATGCTAAAGAATTGGATACGAGCGTGGTAGTCCTTGGGTGTTTTAGCCCACACGCATGATCCGTCTGATCTCTTGAACCGCATAAACTCGTTGGGAGGCCAGAAATACCAACGCTTACCTGAGTATTCAAAAGTCTTGTGGCGGGTAGCTGGATTCTGTCTTTGGAGTGATCTCATTTCAAATAGTCGGCTATGGTTCACAACATGACAACTAAAATGAGTTTTGGGTTTTTACATAAAATCGAGAAGGGGGCTATGTACTAGTAATCCGCGCACAACTGGGACATGCCAGGTGACGGGTGTGGTCCATCAAGCCGGAAACAATCCATAACTTGATACTATACACCTTATATAAAGTAGCCGAGTTGACAGATGTGCATGATGCTCAGAACGTTATGACTTCTACCTGCTTTTGACTGGTGTAATTGTGTCGGATCATGCTTCCAGTCTCAATATCGCCCCATGTTCCACAGACCTGGATCAGGCCGGAAGGCGCTCAGAATCGGCTGGAGCATGGCGACCTGGAGCCTAGGCTGGGATTTTGGCGGAATTTTGGCAACTAGGTCGAGAAGGGAGGGGCAAACCAGCCAATTCCCTAGACATCGCGCTATCTAGCGTCTCGAAAACATTCCCGATGCAACACAGATACTTCGAGCTTTCGCTCTCGTTAGGACGGGCTATCGCCCTTGCGCTCCGCGCGGACAAGCTCTCTCTCCTATCTCTACGCTCTCTTATGTGTTGAGGCTTCCTCTCTCTTGTAACGCCGGGAAACTGCACGCTCTCTGACCAGGACTCGCCCCGCTCGCATTGCCTCTCTATATACTGTCGCGCTCCGCTCCCTTGCTAACTCCTGATCTCTGGACGAATCCCGCTAATCCGCTTCCAAAACTCCATTCTGCACTTGACTATATGTAAAGATGCTTTATCTATTACACATGGAAACGAAACATACCGCCCACGAAATCAGTATTGCGCAATCCAAGCAAGCCCTTGATACATCCGAATCCTCACTCCGCAATCTGGAGCAGAAGCGCCAAGATGGGAATGTGAACTGGCGCACGATTGACTCTGAACTGGAGTGCTCTGAAGCATTCGTCAAACTCTGCCGCGCTCGCTATCAGATGGCACTTCTCTCTCTTGATCTCTACAAGGCAGAGAATGAGCATAACGACCTCTATCAGGCATTTGCTCGCGAACTGGACCGAGAATCAGAGCGCAAAGCAAGCGACGCACAAGCTTCCGCATTCCTCGCCTAACCCCTAAGAAAGGAAACGTAAAGACTATGAACTCGCTTAAAATCTCCACCCTTGTACCTTGCTCCGACGGGAGAACATACCGTATCTTTGCTCGCAAGAGCATTGTTGCAGCCGTAAATCGATTTCACGCATATAAGCTAGGAATCGACGAATTGACCTCAATAGCAGAAGTAAGGGAGGAAAAACTCGTATCCCTAAAGGAAATTCGGTCTCGCCAACGAGCAAGGCGAGAAGATGCCGCTAGATGGTCAGAGTTTCTATTATCCCAGGATGAAGCGAAAACGCGAAGGAATTTCCCTTCCTACTTCTAAACCCATCCCCGCCCCAGCCGCTTGCTCCCCTCACAAAGGACAAGCGGCTTCTTTATGCCTGCACCACAGTCCACCTCGCTCCCAAATATCAGAGTATAGAGCGCAATCTGTTTGCATTAACGCGGTGTCGGTGCTGTTCATCCGAACCAAATCCCGCTTTCCAACTCTCAAATTCATCCCTGGAATCTCTCTTCTATATTTGACAAATAGTAAAGTTGCTTTATGTTGTCTGTATGGAAACGAAAACTCAATCACTGGAACTTCTTCGCACCGTAACGGCTAAGGGCGAACGCTTTTACATTAACAGCAAGCGCGTCAGCCGGGAGGCATTCATTACTGCCAAGTTTGGCCGTCGCCTTGACTGCTTTATCACCCGTGCAGATCGTTACGCGGTCCGTGATTACTGCGTGGCATCTGGGAACATCTTCGCATCCTAGCCAACCCACCATCCGAATACCCGATTCTAACGCGCAACTGACTTGCATTAACAATCAAAACTAACTGTTCAACTGAACCTAAAGAGTATGACAAACCAACAGTACAAAGAAGAAGTCAAAGACACTTTCAACAGGTGCGTGCAATTCCAGCGCGGACAAGCTCACCGTAAGCTCGGGTATGCCTGCTTGAGCACAAATGGCGCTTACCTGGACGGATGGTACTCTCCAGACAAGAGGATTCCCCCGTATGTGACGGAGCAAGAAATGGAAGATATGGGACTCTAAACCATTAAGAAACTTTACTTTTCACTTTGACTTCTCCTCTCCCTGCCTTACCTTGACCTTATGAAAACGAAAGCAATCGAAGACAAGACAGCCCGCGAATACGCCACCCTTAAAGAGGTGCGCGAACTAGGATCACTCAGCAACCGGGACTTTCACGCTAAGATGAAGTCGCTCCACGACGAAAAGATTCAGGAGTACTTTAATGCAGTCCATGTGAAGGCTCCCGCAAACCTCCGCTGTGTCGCCCAACGCCTCTGGGAGAACCGGGGCTAATCCTCTTTAGTAAACCCGACAACCTAAAAGCAAATATGAAAACGACAGTAACCCAAAAGCTCGGCTCCGAACTTGCCGCAACCGCACAGCGGAAGGCCCTTTCGAAGTTCGTCCATCGTTTCACTAAAGACCACAAACCAGCCTGGGCGCGTGAACCAATGCCAAACGGCAAGCCTTACCCAGTTCAATTCGCATCTGACTCTGATTGGCTAGCCCACACGCATTTCTTCGTCAACCAAGATGGAACACTTAGCGCACGCCACAAGTATTGCATGAGTAATCCGACTTGGCCGGATAAGAACGCATCACTCCTTGGTAATGTGAGCGCGTTGGAATTGAGCGAATCCCGCTAATAAACCGCACAAACGAAACTCAAAAAGAAAGCAAAGACATGAACAAAACACTTGAAGCTCTCGCAGACCAGATCAACGCAATCACTGGTAATCCCGCCAAGCCATACGAAAAGGCTGGAGACCGCTACGTTGCACAGATCGGCAATTATCACCTGAGCCACAACATCGGCGGCTATGCCCTTGAGCAAATAGCCAACAGCGGCGGTGGTGTTCGCACCATCCTGCATCGTGACAGCAAAGGTAAGATGGAATCTCAAATGAGGGCATTCATCGCAGGACTTGAAACCAAAACCGTCTAATTACGATGCACTACATCCAAGGAAAAGGCTGGTTTGAAGTCGGCGGCAACAAGGTTGGCAGCATGCGTCAAATTAATCTTTGGCAAGCCCGTTCAGCCGGATACCACAACGACAGCTCCGAGTTTATGAAGCTGCGCGTTGAATCCAGAGTCTCTTACGACAAGCTCTTGGAGGAATGGCATAAAGGGCGACGCATGAAGGAGAAGGCCGAAACGCTAACCTAACCCTCCCCTGACACTCTGGCGGGTGACAGACGCTAGGAGTCAGTAGAGACCTAAACACAAATAGTAGAAATACACTATATGAAAGCACACCAACGCAAAAATCCAGCCCGCTCACTTCGTCGCCTTCACAAGCGGATCGAAAACTGCAACGACGCAATCCGAACAGCCGAAAGTGACGCCAAGGTTTACGAAATCCATTCTCGCGACCAAGCAAGGGAGGAGTCCGACAGGAATCGTCTGCGCAACTTGGCTGCAAACCGCCGTCAGCTTGTGAACCTTAAGCATATCCAGCTTGAGGCCCTGACAAAATCCCTCGATGCCAGGCTAGCATAATCCAGCCCAAGCAGGGGCGCGGCTGCACAACGCGCAACACATCTTCCATGAAACTCCTCGCAACCTCCCTCCTCATCGCTGCCGCCTACCTCTTGTACAAGGCAGATCAGTACTTTCTCTCACTTCCTACACCTTAGGCAATACCTATGAAGACAAAAGAAATACTACAAAAAGCCAGAGACTTAATCTCAAAGCCGGAAAACTGGACTCAGCAACAATACGCGGCTAACAAAAGCGGAAGAACTGTTGACGAAAACGACCCGGCGGCATGCAAATGGTGCATAACGGGGGCTTTAATAAAAGTTGGAGATGATAAAGTTAAGGCTTGGAACTATCTCCACAAATTCCTTGGCATTTTTCCCGCCAACTTCAACGACAGCCACACTCACGCCGAAGTCCTAGCCACCTTTGACGCTGCCATAGCCTCTTGCGAGGATTAATACATATGACCCCCTCCGAATACCGCCAAGAGCGCAAACGTATCGGCCTCACCCAGCCCCAACTGTCATCCTTGGTTGGCGTCTCTCGCGTCACCATTAGCCAGCGGGAGAATGGGAAAGTGCCCATCACCAAAGAGGCCGCTATGGCAATTCAGTCACTTCCTAAAATCAATAAATAAACCGGACAAATGAAAGAAGATTTAACCATTAAGATTCCCTTGAGCCAATCAATCTTGGACGCTATCGCCCATCGTTACGGGCAGAAAACAGCAACTCAGAGAGACTACAGAGCTTGGGCTGAGGGCGCCATTGAGGCGACCTTAATGGACTTGATACAAGAAAAAGATGAAGCCAAAGACAAGGCCCGAGCAGTAATCGCCAAAGCCACCGAATAGAAAGAACCAAATACTATGAATGGAGAGAAAACAGTGAAGCGATGGAAACCATTATTAAAACGTAATGAATCAGAATTCCATGCTGTCCTCAAGCCTTCAATGGAAGAAACCGAAGAGATCGAAAACACTTACGTCCTCTTCTCCGACTACCAGAAACTGGAGGAGGAAAATGAAGGAATGCGCTTTGTAGCAGATAAACTGGCTTTTGTTGCTCAAGAATTTAACAAAACGAACAAAGCCCTCCGCGACCGCGTCAAGGTGTTAGAGGATGCGCTTGGTCGTATTGAAAAGTGGCATGGAGAGTTTCCCAAAACCGGACGCCAATGGAATGACGGAACTGAAATGTCTTACGCAGCCGCCTACGGCACTAACGGAGAACGCGACTACATGAGAGAAATTGCCCGCCTGGCCCTCAACCCACCAACAGGAAAGGAAACCGCACAATGAACCAGTTGAAACGATACTCCATTTATCCCTACGCAGCCGGAACCAAAGCCTTCTGCGGCGAAAGGCTGGACGATCAAGGCCCGTATGTCCACGCGGAAGATGTTCTTGCTGTACAAGCTGAACGGGATCAGTTGCAGGAGCTGGTCGGTCAGATGCAGGATGCACTAAAGGTCTCCATTAATACCATAGAGAACTCTGACGCATGGTGGCTCGGAAGCCCTGACCGTGGAGGCATGGACGAAGACCTTTATATTAGCCTCATCACCCGAGCCGCCGCCCTCCTCCAACCAGAACCAAAGAAAGAAACGGAAGAATGAAAGTCTGGATCACAAAATCAGCCCTAACAAACGGTATTCAGGAAGTCGATGATGCAGAGATTTGCGAAGGCTCCTCCACGAACATGATTCGAGTTCCAAGTCTTGGGTGTCACCCGTACTTTCACGGAAAAGGCAGGGAATGGCATGATTCCAAGGAGTCGGCGTTAAAGAAAGCCGAGGAGATGCGAAAAGCTAAAATTGAATCCCTGTTTAAACAAATCTACAAACTAGAAGGAATGAAGTTTGAATGAACATTCAAGCCCAGACAGACCACCTTTTGGAAGCAACTTTAGCCTCCCTGGATGAGCAGATCAAAGAACTCTCGGAATACCGGGCCAAGATCGCAGAGGAGATCAACCTTCGCCGGATGAAATCCCACATCGAGGAGAATTCGCTAGATGGCACAAACACCATAGATTCTATCGTGGAATCGTAGGAGATCGGTCTATAAAATACCCTACTCTCGTTATAGGATTAGTATGCAAACTTTCCACAATCCTCAACACTCAACTATTTTAGTTGCAACATTGTAAACCATCGGCTATTACGTCATCACGTTACCCTAAAATAAGGAAAAGAAAATGAAGAAAAAATACGAAATCCAAAAAGGGGTTCAAATGCCCACAGTCGGAAGGAGCTTTGGCTCTTTCTGCCCATTTACCACCATGGAAGTCGGAGACGCTTTTGAATTCTCCCCGGTGGACGAGAAGCGCGTCATCGCCCTTGCTGAGTCTTACGGCAAGAAAAATGGAGCGGCCTTCTTCGTGAATGTCGCCGACAAAGCCTATTGCTGGAGGACTGCATGAAAACAGACGCACAAATTGCCACAAGAATTGAGGAAATCGAGCAAAGGCGAATCAAGATCGCTGCGCTTATGAGACCTCTTGAAAAAGAGGATGGACAGCTTCAAAGAGAGCTTGGCGACCTTCAATCTGAGCAGTACATCCGCATCAACGGCATCACCAAGGCCAATACGCAAGAGTCGAATGTTCCCGGTAAACGGTTCGGCATCATTACCGAGTTTGGCAAATGGCTTGCCGTAAATCCAAATCACAGACCTTGGGCTGAGTGGAATGGCCGAATCTATCGCTCGTCCGATCTCATCAAGGGAAGAATGCCAGAGTCTCCAGCCTTATACGAAAGCTTGAAATGAAAACCGAAGACCTTCAAATCCTCATCGCCCAGCACTTCGACTACGCCGATTCCGGCCAGTTTTTTTCAGGCAGCTACTTTCAACCCAAGCATTCCTCATCGCTGGAAATGCTGCTAGAGGAGCTTAATCGGGAAAACATGGATCGCGTTACGATTCTGGAATCCGAAAAGGCGCTTTTGGAGATCGAATGCGACGAACTCACCAAGAAAAACTCCACCGTCGAAGCCCTGGAGCAGACTATCGACAAGCTGCGGGCTTCTGTTGTTAATGCTAAAGCTGCACTGGAGGAGGGGGAATGAAGGAATTGAACGAACAGATCAGAGAAGCCCTAAGCGTTGATCCCATTGCCGAAATGGAGAAGCGCATGGGGGTAAGTTACAAGGAGGATGAATCCGTTGTGTGGGCGTCTATGGCACTCTCTCAGCAGAATGCCAAAGAAAAGGAGGGGTTGCTCAAGCTGAACGACGATACCCATTGGGGGATCACAATCCCAGAGTTTAAGCGCCTATTGTCTCGCCTTGGATTTGAAATCCTTTTGGAAGACGCCCTTTCAAGCGGGGATGTATTTCGAGTGTGCTGGAATCCTGAAGGCTTACTTTTGGCAACGGACTCGTACTACGGTGACAAGAAGATCAACGGTGGGAATGTCTACTGCTTCTATAAAGGCGAGTATTCGGCTATAAACACCAGTGGCGGCGGAAGCGTTAGCCCAGAGGGTGACGATCTGTTTGCTGTGTCAAAAGACATTCGCGAAGGATTGAGGTTCTTCATTGAAGGCCTGAAGTCTGGGGGTGAATTTTTACCAATTTGGCCAAAAACTCCGTTTCTTTGGCTTCTTTCGTACGAGGATTCAAAAGTTGAGGGTTATGATTTCAAGAAAATCACGCTCGACCGCATTCATCGGCTTCCTAAACATGTTCAAGACGCCATCCTTGGAGGCAAGTCGGAATGACCATCACCCTAAACTCCAAATCCCTAGACGAAGCTCTCGCTCTAGGCCAGCGGATTGCGCCGTCAGGGGGTCAGCTTCCTGTGCTTTCGTGCTGTCATTTCAATTCGATTGGGGGTGGATTAAGGCTGTCGTTTGATTCTGTAAATTCTCGCCTTGAAGTCCGATTAGACACACTAGGCAAAGAATCAACCGGGGAATTCCTAGCTCCAATCCGCCATCTGCGAGCATCGCTTCATGCTGACGAAACCACGATTTCATTCAAGGATGGCTGGACTCATGTTAAATCAGGTGGAACCTCTCGTCTTGGGAGTTTGCCAGCGGATGAATTCCCCAAGCCTCGACACCAAATCCCCCGGCATAGTGTTGACGCCATTGAATTTTTACAAGCCTTGCGCATTGGATCGGCCTGCTGCGGGGAAAGCAATTCGACTCCACCTTGGAAAACCGTTGTGCATTACGACGCATCTAAGGCCAGATTTGTTGCCGGGAATGGGAACGCTTTCGCTTATTCACCTTGCGCTCTACTTTCGGAATCGACATTGAACCTCCCGATGGAGGCCGCTGCTGAGATTCTGTCCATTTTTTCGGATGAGGATGACCTGAAGATCGGCATGGAAGGCTCTGATTTTACCGTGTGCAGCGATAGGGCGTCTTACTGGTGCAAGGGCTCATCTTGTGGATTTCCAGGTTCGTACGAGATCGCTTTTCAAGGCGAAGGGGAATCGGTGACGATTGAGCGGGAGCTGTTCATTAGTGCCCTCAAATCTCTTTCCGGCTTCCTGGATGGATTCGCCAAGGTGTCCATTACCCCACAGGAAGGCGTCTGGCAGCTTTCGGCATCGTCTGAAGGTGGAAATACCTCAGAAGTGCCTGTTAATGCCGCAGGGAGCGTTTCTGGGGAGTCTTTCATCATCCAAGGCCCAAGGCTGGCTCGATTGCTGTCACCATGGCTCTGCGACTCGATAACCGCGATTAAAACCAAAGACACGCTTCTGCTTAAGCCGTCTGTCGGTGCGCAGATGGGTGTTGTAACTTTAATGAGAAATCTATGAGCCCACAAGAAATCAATACCGCGATTGCGGAAATCCTAGATTGGAAACCAACAACTGACGGCGGAATCTCTTGGAATGCCGATGGCAACGCCATCGTTGAACCGCCAAACTATTTTGGGGATTTAAACCTCTGCGCGGAGTTCCGAAAGGACATCGTTAAAAACAAGCAGGCCGCACAATACGCGAGACAATTATCCAACATAACGGAAGCCTGCTGGTTTGAGAATGATGGCAGGTCGGGAGATCAGGATCATGCCTCATTTATTATGGCGAACGCCTCTGCGCCGCAACATTGCCAAGCCTTCCTGCGAGTAAAGGGGGTTTGGAAGTGAAACTCTACCTAGGACTGGACCCTGGAAAGGGAGGTGCTGTTGCCTTCAACCCGGAAGAGGGGCAATCTTGGGCCATCAAGATGCCGGAAAACGACGCTGAATTACTTGAGGAACTTCGCGCCTGCGCAAGAGAGTATGACTGCTTCGCCATGCTGGAGCAAGTCGCCTCTCGTCCAGGACAGGGGGTTTGCTCGGTTTTTACCTTCGGAGAGGGGTACGGGAAGCTGCAAATGGCTCTCCTGGCTTGCGGAATCCCGTTTGAGAGGGTTACACCTGGAAAGTGGCAGAAGGCGCTAGGATGCCTCACAAAAGGGGACAAGAATGTGTCCAAGAAGCGGGCGTCTGAGCTTTTTCCCCACATCAAAATCACTCATTACAATTCCGATGCATTGCTCATTTCGGAATACAACAAAAGAAACAGAACCAAATGAAACAAGAAACGAAGACATTCACCCTCGAAACCCTGCTCACTGTCACCACGGGACGTCTTTTGACGGACATCGGAGACCTTTACAAAATCCTTGGATGGATGACCAACGATGAGCCGTTCACACATCAACTCCCTCGCTTCGCAGAAGAGTGCAAGACTTGGCTTTATCACTGGTGGCCCGAACTTGGCATCGCTGAAGCCAGCTTGGTAAAGCTCGATAAATGGCTAAGCGTTGACAACACCAACGGACCCGAAGCCATTAAAATGTGGAAGGCAGAACTCAAGATGATGCAGCCGGAGCTAAAGAATGAGTACGAGGTTCCACAGATTCACGTTGGAGATCACAAGCGGAAGAATCCCGCTGATGAGCTTGTCGATATGGTTGGGCCAGACAAAGTGATTAAAATCGAAATCTAAAAAAATGAAACCCACCCGATACAACCGCCTCAAACGCTGGATCAACCGAGAAGAAGAACTCAAGGCTCCCGCTAAACCCAAGTCCATTCCAACCCCTGTCGGAGGAGATCGCGGTTCGATGCAGTCTGCTTTGGCCTGGGCCTCTCAGATAGTTAGGGGGATGGCGTGAGTACTCAGGTCAACCAATGGTTTATGTGGGGAATCAAAGTTCCTTACGAGTGGCACGATGAGTGGGAGAAAAAGAATCCCGATAAAGGCGAATTCTACCCCTACTTCGAGTCATTTATGGATGATTCCGCCTTCACCTCGGGAGTGAATCACAAAGAAGGAATATTTTGCCTTTTCGATGGGCGAGACGGAAAATATATTATCATTGGTCGGGTCTTTCAGAAGACCAGAGATGGGGATCTTTTGGGAGAACAAAAGCCATTCTCTCCACCCAAGTTGACCGAGCTTGAAAAAGAGCTAATCCAAACCTCTGTGATGAGGAACTTTGGATTGGAGGGTGCGTTCGATTACTGGTTTGTCACCCAACTGCGATGATCTACCACTCCCTAACCTACACCACCCTCCTCCTCTCCCTAGTCCTAGCCTGTCTTCTGCTTCGTGCGCTGCGGTTGGGACTGGAGAAGCGGAAGGAGTCTTGGAAATGGCCGGAAACCGTTTCAAAATTGCACGAATAGAAAGAAAACGAGAAATGAAATATGATATTGATTACTTTATAGCCAAGTTTGAGGGTATTCCCGAAGACAAATGGTGTACCGGAGATTACGAAGATTCTCATGGAAGGCATTGCGCATTGGGCCATTGCGGAGGTTCTTTGTTTTCAGCCAGAACTAAAGAGGAGGAATCTTTATTTTCTATTTTAGGAAAAGTTGGAATGATTAATGACGGTAAAATTGGATATGATCAATTTGGAGATCACCCAAAAAAGAGAATCCTATCTGCCTTATCTAAAGCTAAAGAAGGAACCTTAAATTGAGTCAGTATGACCAAAGACCGCTACAAAGAACTAATGGACTCCGAAGCGATCCTCCTGACAGACGAGGAGATCGACCAGGGTTGGCACTTTTGCGCTGACTGGGATGGGCTTTTGATTGGGCCTGAGATGGAGGAGCAGAAAACTTGCACCTGTTTGCTTTCCGATGCGCAAGAGTCCGCTTAAAAGAAAGACGCAGCTCAAGCGTTCCTCCAAGACCCTTCGCAAGAAGAGGATCAACCCGGTTAGCGCCGATAAGGGGAAGTGGCTGAAGTTGTATCGGGAGATGCGAGCAAAAGACCCGACTCAGCTAGAGGCTCATCACCCGTTCGCCCGAAAAAAGGAGGCTTTACTTGCCTATGTTTTAGTATCGCGAGAGAAACACCGCGAAATCCATGATAACGGCAAGGAGGCATACGCTCAAGGTTGGCTTCAAGGCCCGTATTATGGATGGCCGATTGATCCAAATCATCCTCGGCCCTGGAGCGTACATGAAGAATTTAGATGGAGTGAAAAATACAAGCGAACGCGAAAGGAAACAGAATGACCTACCAAGACCAAGTAAACGACATGCTGAAAGAAGCGGCCAAAAGCATCCTTGCGCAGCGCCCTTTAAAGCCTCACCCTCTCCAATCCGAATTCGACGCCGCGATCTTCCACGCAGGATACGGCTTAACTGAACGTGAGTACGCTATCGCCAAGGACTTCTTCGCCTCTGGAAAGCTCGGTCGCCCCTGTATATGGGGTGAGTATGAGCGGGAGGTTGCGAAGGATTACGCAGAGCTTGACGTTCAATCAACAGTTATTGAGCTATGAGAGACTTCGCCACTATCCACATCATCATAGAGTTCCCGTACGGAGAGAAAACTCTTCGACAGTCTATTCCCATTACGCGGGATGCCTTCGCCCCGTTTCGCAGGCTCCCCCGTGACCGCGAATTACCTTTTGGTGAGTCTGGAAGAGAACAGGAATTGTTTCGCCTTCAGACCGCTGCGCTTCTCGGGAAACAGCTTGCCGAAGGAATCTTGAAAACCGTTCAGTCGGACGATACAGTTATGGGATATGAGCCTAAAGAATGGAAGGAAATACACAGAGAATTATGAACAGAGGAATGATGGTGGAGACATTTTACAAGCGAATGGAGGAGCAGCATCCCGTTCCACGGATGACAGACGATCAGGTTGCCATAATGAATCACGCTCTCGGTCATCCAAAAGATGCAGATTATCGGCCTTATTGCCTCGGAAAGGGCTGCAAGCAGATGCCTCGCATGTATCGAATCCTGGACGGTTTTAAATGCTGGTCTTGCCAGAATGAGATCGGATTTGATTTGAGCAGGATTGCCGATAGTTGACAACTCGTGAACCATGTTGCACGGTATAAGGGAGGAAAGAAATGAAACTAGCCATTATTGGATCAAGAGAATTCCAGGATCGTCCTTTGATGATCGAAACCCTCACCGATTGGATTCGTGAGAACGGGAAACCAACCCACATCGTCTCAGGCGGAGCCCAAGGCGCAGACCGTATGGCCGCTTCCATTGCGGAGGACTTGGGAATCCCCGTGATTGAGCATCTGCCGGATTACAAAACCCACGGCGGCAAGCAGGCTCCCCTTGAGCGGAATAAGCTCATCGTGGCTGATTGCGATGAAATGCTGGCGTTTCCATTGGCTTCAAGCCGGGGATCATGGCACGCCATCAAGTTTGCTCAAAAGCAGGGAAAGCCTGTAAAAATCGTGGAGAGTTGATATTTTCCATTGCCATTACTTACAGTGGCGTTAGTCTCAAATCAACAAGCCCACGTTGGGGAACGAGGCTTGTGAAAACACAATGGCAAACCGTAAAAACATAAAACCGCCCGCTGGGTTGGGAGCTTTGAGTTCAAATCGCACTTCGTCATTGGGTGCGACGCGATCCCCCTCGGAGTTTCCTACTCAGCGGGTTTTTTGTGCCCGTTATGGATAGACTACCTTATAAGACTCTTCTCCAAGACCCTAGATGGCAAAAGCGGAGACTTGAAATTTTGGATGCCTACGACTTCCAGTGTTGCATTTGTGATGGAAGAGATGAGCAACTCCAAGTTCACCATCTTTATTACGTATCCAATCGACTTCCCTGGGATTACCCAAATTTCGCGTTTGAATGCCTGTGCCAAACTCACCATGCGAATAGAAATGGCGGACCTCAAATGTATGAAAACTCCCGTATAGAAATATGGGAGAAAGTGGCGGATGTTTTCTTGGGTCTTGAGCCAAATCTGCCTAACGCTCAATTCTTTATGGCTCAAGCGATTGGAGAGCTTGAGAAAATGGATGTATCTATGGAGGCCATCATAGGATCAATGGCATACGGACTCTCTATGCTCTACAAGGATGTGTTTGGGCAATGTGAGAGAACCACAGGGCCATGGTCTCGCTTTTATTGGTTCCCTGGAAAAAAGGATCGAGTCTTAATCCTCTCCGATAAAGTCCATTGCTTTATTTGTGGCGTTGTCCTCAAGCCTGAGGATGTGGGCGGGAGATTTGGAAAGAATCAACCTGTATGCGATTGCTGCTGCATGAAGCTAGAAAGGACCGAACCATGAGTAAATCCGACAAGTTGCCGTCTCTCCAGTGGTATCCTGGAGACTGGAAAAAGGATTCCGGCGTTCAGGCGCTTTCGTTCCATGATAGGGGCGTGTGGTTCGAGATGCTTATGTTGATGCACGAATCCGAGCAAAGAGGTAAATTGCTTCTCAATGGGAAACCTATGCCACCAGAGGGGCTGGCAAAAATCCTCGGTTTGGATAACCAAAGTCTAACCACCACACTAACCACCTTATCAACCTACGGTGTTAGCTCGCTGTGTGAGGAGACTGGAGCGTTAATGTGTCGTCGCATGGTAAATGACGAAAAATTGAGAATGATTCGCAAGAATTGCGGTAAATTGGGTGGAAACCCTAATTTGCTTAACCAAATATCCAACCAAACAGTAACCACTGGGGATAACCAAACTTCAACCCCTTCATCTTCATCTTCATCTTCTATTAAGAAGAATGAAGAGAGTATTGATAAGAAGAAAAAAAGAAAGAGGTCAACTCCGCTTCCGCCAGACAACGATTGGCTTACAAGCCTGGAGACAAGTGGCATTTATCCTCCAGCGATCAATGTGCGATTTGAGTTCTCAAGGGCTAAGGAGTGGTATGCAGAAAACAGCGGAACGGAAGTGACAAGACTTCAATTCACAAATTGGCTCGGAAGAAATCTTAAACGATTACCGCCTAGCGCAAAGCCAACCGAATTGCATTTTGCCAAATCGACTGGAGAGGATTGGGACATCCTCGGAGATTACAAGGCATCGATCCAGTCTTCTCAATGGGAAACCCGAAGAAATTTAGTTCTCAGTGGTGCGGTGGAACCTGAAACAGATGAGGAGAAGGCGTTACTATGCAGGTGAGTGTCCGTGAAATCTCAAAGAGGCTCGCGGATCGCGTAGAGAGCGTTGTTCCGATGCTGCTTCCAGGAGGGAAGCCATCCAACGGAGATTGGGTTTGCGGGGACATTTCAGGGTCATCTGGTAAAAGCCTTAAGGTTCATCTAACAGGCGCTCATACCGGAGAGTGGCGAGACTGGTCCACGGACGAACATAAGGGCGATCTACTTGATCTTTGGAGGTTCACGAAAGGCATCACCCTTCCTGATGCCATTGCGGAAGCGAAGGGGTTTCTCGGAATACACGATAACGTGGTTTATGAGAGCAAGAAGTTTGCTAGGCCGGACTCGTCACTGACAAAACCCATTACACCAGATGGTCGAGCCATGGCTTTCCTCAAGGAGGTAAGAAAACTCTCTGAGGAAACCATCGCGACCTTTAAGATTCAGGTTGCCACAAGGCGAAACGCAATCGCCTTTCCATGTTACTCGCCTAATGGGGAATTGCTAAATCGATCCTACCGTACGGTTCCAAAAAATGGAGAGCCGAAAGAGGTTTGGCAGGATGGAAAATGCGCCCCATGCCTTTTCGGTTGGCACGCTCTCCCAGAAAAGGCTTACTTAAGTCGTACAGTTTTAATTTCGGAGGGGCAAATTGATTGCATGACTTGGCATCAATGGGGTATTCCAGCCCTTAGTCTCCCTAATGGGACTGGGAGCTCGTGGATCGAATTTGAGTGGGAGAACCTAGCGGCATTTGACCACATTTACCTCTCCTTCGACATGGATGGTGCTGGATCGGAGAATGTTTCAAAAATCATCGACCGTTTAGGTAAGCACCGATGCTTGAGGGTGGAGCTTCCGAGAAAGGACGCGAACGACTGTCTTTTGGCTGGATATGGGTCCGAGGACGCGGCGTTATGGGTGTCCAAGGCGAAGCCTCCTACCGTCTTCGGGGTCGTTATGGCGAAGGATTTGCGATCCCGAGTACACGAAGAGATTCGATCCAAGACAGAACCTTTCACCGCTCCATTCTTTCGGGTTAGATGGCCTTATGAGGGGTTTTATCCTCACCCTGGGGATGTGACTGTTTGGTTGGGCCCAACTGGTCACGGAAAAACGACTTTCCTTAATTTTCTCACGCTTGGTAATATAGCCAGGGGGACTAGGAATTTTGTGGCTTCTATGGAGGTTACGCCGGAAAGAAATATTCGCAAAATGGCAACTGCTCTTTGTCGAGGTGAAATGAATGGCAAATTGGCGGATCAGTTCTTAGATGACGCTGGAGAGCTTCTAATCTTTGCGGACAAGGTTGGTTACATTGATCGCAAGGAGTTGATGGAAATGATGTGGTTCTCCTACCGCAGGCACGGTTGCGTCCACTACCTTATAGACTCACTTATGAGGGTTAGTGGGTTAGAGGAGGATTACCCGGCCCAAGGAGACTTTATGAATGAATTGCAGGCATTCGCGAAGAGCACTAAGACGTTCGTGAATCTAGTTTGCCATCCAAGAAAGCAGGCTGAGGGCCAACGCCCTGGGCAAATGGATGTGAAGGGGTCGAGTCTAATTGCTAATAATGCCGACAACATCGTTTCGATCACAAGGAATTTTGAGAAAGAAAAAAAGCGTAAAGAAGGAACCTTAACCCCAGAGCAAGACATGATGTATCACGACGCCGAAATCCGAGTCGAGAAGCAACGAGAGGTCGGATGGACAGGAATGTTCCGGCTTCGATTTGACCCTAGAACTTTTAGTTATAAGAAAGTAGATTAACCCCCTCCGCGCCGAGGCCCAGAAGACCAAGGCGATTGCGTAAGAGAACCTGAATCGAAAGGAAGATATGAGCGAAGTTACCAAACGCAAAATCCACTTCATTATGGTTCTCCATCCTCTGAACGGGTGGGTTCGTGTGGGTAAGGCCTATAGCACGAGGGCGACCGCCCAAGAGTGGCGTCCGTTTGTTAGCAAGGCGTGGAGGGGATGCCGCACGAAGGTTGCGCAATTCACAGCCGTGTTTCGTGATGGGAAGTTGGACGAGAAATCCAAGAAGACGTTGGACCGGAAATTTAACATGGATGCGCCCGATCCAGCATGAAAGCCCTCTTCTCCATCGAAGCCCCAGACGGCCAGCGCCACTACCTGACCGAGAAAGGCGACGAGATCACCCGCGACGAAGCGATTGCCGAGGCGAAGGAGTTCTGGGATGCCGACGAGGAGCTAGAGCGCAGGGTGAAGCGGTGGAGTGTGAAGCACGATTGTTTGATTAGAGAACCACGAACAGAAGGAATTGAGTTATGATGAAGGAACCGAAAGTTGGGGATCGAGTGTGGGCGATTGATCGGGGTAATAATCCGGTTTGCGCCACCATTGAGCGCAAATCCACATTCCGTGACTGCTGGCTGGTCGATCCTGACCACCGAAATCTGGACGATGAATACCTATTGCCAGAGGAAATGTTTCCCTCCGAACTGGACTGCCTCAAAGAAATTCACGAGAAGGTCACAGCCAAAGCGCGGGAACTGCAACGGCGCATCGATAAACTCAAGGAGATCACCCCCTGACAGAACCGAGAACGGAGGATTGAAGGAATGAAGATTAAAAACATGAAGGGCAGCGACGCCGCTTTTGAGCGAACCAAGCTATTGATCGAGCAGTGGTCAGAACACCGGAACGGATGCCTTGAGGAGTTGGCCTTTATCACCATGTCAGAAGGCCTTACCTTGGATCAAGGTTTGGATCGAATGGCTGAAATGGGGAAACTCACCGACTGGCCGCCGACTGACAGCGAGAAATCACCACCCGATGCTCCGCTCTGGGATGGTGTAACTTAGTTTGACACCGAGAAATTCACCGCAGTCTCTCCCGTAGGGGCTACGTTCGGGTATATCGTAAAAGACCCCGATCCCGCTACAACAGAAGCAGATTTCATCGTCGAGTCGTTTGTTGCTACGGTAGCCTGGATGATTGAATCAGCTGTTACAAAGCTGTTTGTCACCACCAGAGATGTTGCCAAAGCCGCAAAGTTAACCCGGCCCGTAAGAGCGTTAATGACTTGTGCCCCGGTTGTTCCAGGAGGGATGATTTCCTTGCTGAGGAAGAGATCGCTGACGACCTGGAGGTTGCCGTTGACGGAAAAGCTTCCGCCGATAAAAGCCAAGAGCCCTCCTGCGTAGTAGTACGCGTTCCCCGTGGCGTCAAAAGTCGCAATCGGGTCAGTTGTCCGATACAACCCATCTCCGTTCGCAACAGTATTCTTGAGCGAGACGACCAGATCGGTAAAGGAGAGGCCTGTCGTGAAGACTGGGTTGATGGAAAAGACCGCCTTGGCTCCTGTCGAGAATCCAGTCTCGTCCGAAAGAGCGGCGGCTAACCCGGCAGAGTTCACCAAAGCCGTCTGGAAGAAGCTCAGGGCTCTACTAAGGGGGTTTCCGCTACCGTCAGTGCCCCAGACCGTTGAAGTGCCCGGAGAGACGCTTAGAGCGCCTTTAAACGTCCATGTGGCGACTCCTGTCTTCTGATAGAACCAACCCTTTACAATGTCGAGGTAAGCCCCTCCGACTGCTCCTAAGCCCGAACTAGGCACTCCCGAGCCGAAGAGGATCGCGGTTCCTGCTGCGGTTCCGCCCGTGATAACGTCGATACTGACTTGCTCGGTAGCGGTGTTGACCGTTAGGACTACTTGTTCGTCGAGAGCCATATTAGGAGTTGTTCCGGTAGGGAGTTCGGGTGACGGTTGAGGCTACATTAAGCTCGCCACGCATCCAGGTTTTTACCGTATCGTCGGAGTCGGTCAGCTCCAAATCGGCAATCCAATCTCCCGGAGTTAATGCGTCCAGATTCCTCGGGGGAATGGTGAGGTTCCAGTTGGTGGCATCGTTGATTGTAATGCCGTCGCTGTTGGTGAGCGTGACCTTTGGCTGAGATTCCGGCGTTTTGCGGAATTGCATTCGAGCCGTGACGACTGTGGTTGATGGGGGTGAACCGTTTTTTGTGACAACGATAATCGGTACCCCATCCCACGTATTTCCCTGAACCAGTGTCCCCATGGGTAAAATCGCGGGCGAAGCCATGCCGCTGATATTAGAGCATGGAAATTATGGTGTCAATCCATCCATTTTCCGTTCCACCAATCTTTGATGTCGGAAATTAGCAGGAGAAATCCGATGAATAAAAGGACTCCGATGAAAATTCGAAAAAAGGTTTCCATTTTAGAAGCGGCAGACTTTATCCGGTCTGCCAGCGGATTTTCGCTCGCCTACGAGTGTAACGGATGGAAATCAAATGTCGCATCGGTGGGATTTTTACCCACAATCTTTCGATTTTCTGGGACACGCCGAATAGCTAAAATTCGGTCGAATAGCATTTCGTCCCGATGTAATTTTTATTTTGAGCGGCCACATTTCCAGCAGGTTGCTCAGTCTCTGTTCGCGAAGAAGAAGGCGACTACGGAATCGAACCGTTTTCACTTTTTGAAGGCAGCATTGTCCATTATGCTAGATCGCTTCTTCAAATTAATCGACCCCTCCAAGTGTTAAATGCGGTAACAGTCAGACCTGTCGCAAGTTCTCCTTGCGCTCTAGGCTTGGTAGGGGTCAAAGTGGTGGCGACGGTAGGATTCGAACCTACAATCTCCCTCTACGTCTAAAGGGTCGGCAATCCTCTGCCATCGTTCGCCAAAATGAATTGAGAAGGCAGGGCTTGATACCTGCTCAGCGGTTCTCCCAATGCTGACCAAAACTGATTGTCCCTGTATTTCCGAAAATCTATTCGGCAGTCAATCAAGCTCGGGCTTCCATCAGCCTGCTTCTCAAATTGTGTTGTCTTATCGGAAGAATCACTCCAGCCCGTGGTCAGGTCGCTCACTTTCGCAATGAGTTGAGGCTGAGTTGCACCTCCCTCTAAGCTCATATTGCTACCCCTTGCGCTACGCCAAAATAACGAAGTGCCCTCACTGCACGAACTGGTTTGAATCTTCCTTTTGCTGAGAAAGACTGAGTTGAGCGGGCGAGATTGGTTACTCGCATTTGCTAGGCAGAGTCGCTAAACCTAACTCCTACATTACGGTTCTACCCCGTACCGGCCTTGAAACCACCATGCGACAGGTAGCCATACTCCGGGTTCGGATGCACGTTCTGTCCGTGCTGCCGCTCATTTCAATCTTCCTCTCCCAACTCTCGCTTGGGACTCCAAGTCAGCATACGGAGCATTACCGCTGGTGCTTTGGTTCGGACCGCAAATGAGGCGGACTATGTATTTAGTTTACAGATGAGGACGGTTTTGGCAAGAGGGAAATTAAGGTTTAGCCCAGATTGTCCGGTTTTGCTCAACCTTCTGAATGAGGCCAGCTTTGATCGCCTCCTGTGAAACCATTGCCTCTGTCCAGTTGTAGACCGAAATCACCACCGCTCCTGCAATTAGAATTGTCGCCGCCGCAATTACCCATGCTTTTACTTCGTCCATAATTTTGGTTGGTTAAAACTTTTTCCCGTTCGCTTCTTTCCTCGCCTCGTGAGTATGGTCTTTCCTGGATTTGTTGTATTCCAGCTTGGATTCTACTGCGCCCCAGAGGTCGTAGCCGTGCTTTGAGCAATATTTCTCGATCATAGAGATACATGGCTCAATCCAATGGTATGAGGCCCCTCCATTGGCACATATTTGACGCATGATCTCATAAATACCCTCCGCTTTATTTTCAGGAAAGTCCCGAGCTGGAGGTCGATATTCATCAATATCAATATTAAAACCACCAGCGTAATCCAAAATCCTAATGCAACAATCGCCCATTTCCACTTCCGCCATCCGGCGATCTGGCAAATGATCGTCCATCAAGTCTTTACGCTCGCCTTCCAGGGCCTCGGATAACTCACTGATTACCAAGGCTAGCAACTCTCCCTTATTGCGCTTGATCGGAAGACCTGTCTCAAGGTCTGTCCACCATTTGACGTTGGCGGCTTTTACGCGGTCGCGGAGTTCGTTCAGGTTTTTCATGGTTTACTTCTTCAGTTTTTCCTTTAGCGACTCAACTGCCGCATTGTAAATTTCTGGCAAGTCCTGCTGGATAGCCTTACTCTCCGCGATCTTGGGGATGACGACCATCATGGCGATGGTATTTGAAGATGGCACAAGCGTGTTAATTGCTGAGAAAAAAATCAGAAATGGTATGCCTATTTTGGCTATTTTCTTTCCAGCCCTAAGTGCCTTCGGTTCATTTTCACAATGTCCGAATAACATCATAAATCCGCTCGCTGCAACTATGATTAGGGTAACGAAGACAGATGCTCCTGATGCGGATATAGCCCTATCCGCCAGTTGCCAGAGATAAATAGTTAACGCGTTGATTTCCATGTTTTTATTCCTTCGTGATAAAGTTGTTGCCGCTCTTGGAGTATTCCAAGCCGAGGTCGCTAGCCTTGGATTTGATGGCGTTCCAGATGACAGTCTTCTTAACCTCCGAAAAATCGGACGCGGCTTCCATAATCGCGACCAGTTCTGGACCTTCAGTGCAGTCTGAAACCTGCGTGAGAATGTCCGTAAGTTCGTCGTCGAGTTGCTGTCCGCCTGTGTCTGGAGGGAGGACTTCTGGGGCAATGGCTTCAGGTTGAGCTTCCAGGTTCTTCTCCCGAGCGGCTTTGATGCGTTCTGCTGGGGATGGTCCTACTTCGCGTTCGGCATATTCCATGTCAGTGACTTCCTCTGATGTGTGGAGACCTAGCGCCACTTGCGGATATAGCCCCCGTATAAAGAAAGCAGCGGCTCTGTATTGTAACATGAGCGACGGGAGGCTTTTGTATTTCGGATTCCTCGTCCATCCTTCCGCTTGAGCGTGAGCCATACTAACCCACAAACCTTCGACCGTTTCTCCTGTCTCCCGGTCGATACCGTAGGCTTGGCAGCGAAACTCAGGTTTCCCTTCTTGGCCCTCATATCGAAACCGCAACGGACCTTTCAGGCACCCTTTTTGGGAGAGAAGGGCAATCAAGAGCGAGGACTGTAAACAAGGCTTGCCAGACACCACGCTAATTGTCTGGAGCGCGGCGGCATTACTGATGTTGAAGTCCTTCGCCAACGAAAGAACTAGTAAAATGTTCTCCGGCTTTCCACGGAAGTGTGGAGGTAAAAGATCGGACTTTGCAAGCTGCTGGGCGATTGCCAGCGAGTGTTGCATGTTGCCTTCGGACAGTGCCGAGCTTTGATTTGTAGATAACTCTTGAGTCATTTCTTTCCTTTCAATGTTTTCTCCTTCACCGCCCACTCGCGTTCAACGGCTCGGATAATGTTGACCACGTTAAGATGGGGATCAAAAAGCGAATCCTGGCTTCCGAGGGTTAAGATGGTTGCCTGATCCACAATGTAGTCTTGCAGGGCCTTGGAGAGGATTTCTGAGGGGTATTCGCGAGGTTTGGTTTTGACGGTCATTCTTCTGGGTTCTCAAATAGTTTAGCAGCTTCCTTTTCCAGAGCCTCATAATTCAGTCCGCCCGTCAAATCTTCAAGCCAGTCCACAATCGACTTGGAACCTCGCTTTGTTTCAAGCCAAGCATCCTTGATGGTACATCCCTCCTTCTGTCCGATCTCAGGATCAGCAGCGTCTTTGCGGACTTCTAGCTGGATTTCTTCGGGCCAGCCGGAGGGGGTGAAGAAGGCTGTGTTGGTCATTTAGCAATCCTCCACACGCGAACTCCGGGCACTCCTTCAACCGAATCGGCTCGCGCCTTAAATGCAAACTCGGGGTTCCTTTTGGCAAATGTTCCCCACACCCCTCCAATGATCCTAGCTGTTTTATTTGGAATAAAAATGCTATCTCCAATCTCCATCTGGCGAAATGGATAAATTGAACGCTTCCCCCTTCCAGAGCCGGGAGGAATTGGAAGGCCCTTGTCGATTTTAATCTCGCTCATACTCTTTCGATCAGTGGTTTACGGTTCGGATACTTCACACGGTAATACCATGCCCGGATCATGCGGAAGACCTGGTAGGCCAGCAAGAGGGTGATGGTGGTTAGGATGATGGACTCTGGTTTCATTTAGTTGACAGAGTGTGGACTATTATCCCAAAAGACGCAAGCTGCAATTTAGAAAAATGTTGAGCGTTTGTAAAATGTGCAGTATTCTCACCGCGACATGGATTCCAAAAACCCAATCAAAGCATTCCTAGACCGCCTTGTGGAATCAAATTTCCGACCAAAGGAAGCGCAGATACTCTACATGCTTCGAGGGGATGGGCCTTGTCTTTTAGGCTCCGTTGGAATGGAGATGGATATGAAAAAAAGTAACCTCAGTCGTGTTTTATCGAAGCTCCAAGACCGAGGGCACATCGAAATGAAGCTGGATTCCAACGATCCTCGAAAGAAGGTTGTGTCCTTGAGTGAGGATGGCGCCAAGGAAGCTGATGATCTGTTTAATCCATGAAAACCACGAGACGAAATCTGTTTCGAGCCTTGGTTGCTGCGCCTATCGCGGCTGCGATTCCCGTTAGGGTGGCCAATCCCGAATTAACCGTTCGACAGCTTCAGGAATTCTTGAATGGCATTGTAAATTCTTGGGAGGAAATAGATCGCTCCGACTACATCCAAATGGCTGGACACAAAGTAGCATTTTCAAAATGAGCGAGACGGCATCTTCACGTTCAATCCTAGCCCCATACTGTGTCGGCAAGGGAATCGACTGCGGTTTCGGCGGCGACTTAGTTGTGCCTCACGCTTGGGCTTACGATATGGTCGGAGGTTCCTACGGAGCCGTTGGTCAGGATCGCCAGCAACTCAGAGGGGATTGTCGAAAGTTCCCATGGCTGTGTGATAACGCCTTGGATTTCATTTATTCCTCTCACCTCCTAGAGGATTTCTATTTCTCGGAACTTTTGGACATCCTAAAGGAGTGGAGGCGAGTTCTCCGAGAGGGGGCAGTTTTGGTTCTTAACTGCCCGGATCAATCCCGGTTTGAGGCCCACTGCGCCAAGACGGGTCAAGGCTTGAACCTGAATCACAAGGAAAAAACATTCTCACTCGCCACCTTTCGCAAAGTACTAGATCAGACGGGGAAATGGGAAGAGGTTTACTGCCTCCCAGATCACCCTCCGTACTCTTGGCTTTTAGTCGTCAAAAAAGTATAACCAACAAACCAGCATGAACTCAAATAGAACATATCCAGCAGACATCACCATCGGAGCCCAAGAACCTCTTCGTCAGACTCAAATCCGCGAACAGCTTGTCCGGCTCAGCAACCGCCTTGAATCTCTTGGCAAGGGTCTCCTAACCCTCGATGAGCGACTTCGACCAGTTCTTCGGCCATACCCCCAATCGGAGCCTTGCAACAACAAAGATGGAGTCCAACCTCAGCTTGTCGAGTACGCAGAAACGATCCGCTCATACGAAGCTCAACTGGCAACGTACGAGGAGATCGTCAATGGTATTCTGAGTCGGCTTGAGGCTTAATGCTTTTTCCCGTGTCCAGCATCCGCCTTGTGGCTACCCTTGGAAGTCTGCGCTTCTGGCGTGAATAGCTTCTGGGTCGTCTTGGAAGGAGAACCGTCGTCTACTGGTGGAGTATTCCCGTGAGCTTTGGGCTGCTCCATCGGATGCCGCTTCTCTTCAGGTGAAGGGGTGTTGGCTACCGTAGGATCGACCGGACTTTCCAGGTTGACTTGGCCGCTTTCGATCTGCTGAAGTTTTGATTCCAGCGTTTCCACCAAAACATTGGCTTCGGCAGATGCAGGGCGAGAGATAGCGTCCTGTTCTTCGGAAAGCCAGAACTCCTGCCATTCTTTGGCTTTAGCGAGACGGGCTTCGTAGCGGGCTTTAAAATCGGGGGTTTGCGTGCTCATGCCTTGGAATCGGGGGATTCTTTTGGATCGGATGTGCCAAGGATTGATGGAGTCCTGAGTTCTTCAGGAAATTTGTTAATTATTTCCCAATTTTCGGGATCATTAACAGTTCTCGACCTGGAAATCACTATAAAGTCAGGGGTTACATCTCCAACTTCATAGGGGCCATCCCCTGATGTGTTTTTGATGGTATCAAATCGACGAAGGTTAGACCATTGTTGATGAGTCATAATATTAGTGGGTTGGCATTACTGAAATCTCCCGAGGCGTAACGCTCCTCGGTTTAAGCGGGACTACATAAAGAGCGGGTCCATCTGAAAGTTTGAACTCTGCACCGGGTACTTTAGCTGCGCTGAGGAGTTCTGCGAGGCTGATTTCCAGCTCGTCCAGAATCAAACGCCGCTTCATTGCCTTGCCTGTAGGATTGGAATTGACGATCCTTGCGATTCTTTTGGCGTTGTCGAAGTCTGAATTGGTGAGCGTGGTTTCGGTAGCCTCCTGCTTCTTAGCGGACTCCAGGGCGTCCAGAATGAGTTTAGCGTGATACTTGGAGCCGGGAGCAAGTCCGGTGTAGCGGGATGGGATTTCTATCTGCCAATGCTGTATCGCGGACAAGAGTGCCAAGAACTCTGGTGACTTTGCCATCTTGGTTGATGGCTCGCCTAGTTCGGAGACTTTAGCGGGGTCTGCGATGGGGGAGAAGGGATGATTCGTCGGAGCCCATTCTCCGGTAACGGCCAAATCTGGAACCTGTTCTGGTTTTGGGTCGAGGATGAGCTTGGCGAGACTGGCGTCTTTGCAGCCATGGACTAGGACGCATTGAGTGGGCACATTCCTCGTTTCGTTTCGGACCACTTTACCCGTGAAGTCGAAGACGGGCAGTGTGTACTGGTATCCCGTCGCTGTGCGGATGTAGGAGTGTGATCTTGGGGCGTGCCAGAGGAGTTGGCTGTGATTGGCCCTGGGTCCGATCAAGTGGCGAAGGAAGATGTCCCAGGGCTCATGCTCCCGAGTGTTGGCGTATTGCCACATCTGGTTTTCACGCACAAAGTCGGCATGATACATGCCCGCTCCAACCATGTGATAAGCGTCTAACTCAGGGTGAACCTCTGAACTGGCTCGTACAAACCCGTTAAACGGCTTACCGCTGCGAAGCATTTCAGCTTGAAGCGCATCCGCCCATCCGGGAGAAATTGGTGTACAGTCTGGCTCCAAAATTAGAAATGTCTCTTTGTTATAGCCAAGCATGTTAAGCATGGCTACAAAATGCTGGTTCGGGCCAAGCGGCCATCCACCTAATGGGTTAAAGCCAATCGACTGAACCCGCGTCTTGCAGAGATTGTGAAGTGGAACGCTGCATTCCGTGGCCTTCTCCGTAACCTCTAAGCTAGGGACGACAAGGATTTCGTGGTTATCCAACTGGCCGAACTTCACCATAGTTTCCACAAGCGGAGGAACGAGGTGAATATCGCTGAGTGAACAAGGGATTAGGATGAGCATATGGCTAATGAATTAAAACTTTGGCTTTCTTGAAAAGATCAACGGTCATGTCTTCCGCCATTCTTTGAGTGATCTCGTCCCTTATTTTGATGGCCAACTGCTGAACTCCCGTCCTGCTGATAATGAATTCTTCGGGAAGTGAAATCTCAAACTCTCGCTCCGATCCGTTCAGCTTGTATCGACAAACACAACGCTTTCCTAACCTCCAAGGTTCAGAGAAAATAACCCAAGAAGCCGAGAATTGATTGTCGTTTAGCTGACATGATGCCAACAGCTTCTTTTCAGCAGCCTTCTCCATCTCCATGAGAAGTTTCACGGATTCGTCCGTTGGAGCACGGTTCACCGTCACATCGTATTTATGAGTGACATGAGAAGGGCTTTCGTGTTGGTGGAGTGAAAGTGAGTCGAACATGGCTATTCTGGTTTTTCTTCGGTTGGCTTGGTTGGATCGACTGGAGTTTCCTCAAGGGCGGTTGCTCCGTATTCAAGAGCGTTCCATCCTCCGTGGAATCCAAAGGTGTCTTTGACAGAGAGGCCGTCTACAAAGTGCTCGATAGAGAATCGGGCGGCGACTTCTGGAGGAGCAAAGTTAAACCCTGCTTTCTCCAAATCCTTCCGGTAGTGAGTGCAGACCAGGACATCTCCTGGAATATCAACAAATGGAAGAGTTGCGACGTGGTTCATAAGTCTTCGAGACTTGAGACAGAACCCCCCGTTGCCGACTTTGTACTCGTTCAGGTACAAGGGCCACGGAGCGCCTATGTAATCGTAGTTGAGCCACTCGGGATTCCAGAGTTCCGGCCTGAGAATGTAGCCGTCTAGGTGAACTGTTAAAGCATGGCTGGTGGTGACATGTTTCCATGTCTCGTAGTTCTCCCAATAAAGAAACTGCTGGTAGCCTTGGAAGGAGTTGAGGAGTCGAACTGCTCCAAAATCACACAGGGCAGTCATATCCGCCAAGAGCTTGCAGGCAAGTTCCGGGAATCGGTTCTCGTACGATACGAGCGTTACGTCTGAAAGGTCAGGCTTCAAATGGGAAAGGGAAGTTTGGAATTAAGAATTGCCTCGATGGGAATTAATGGGCTTGGGATTTGATCTTTGGGAACGCTAGATCGGATGATTTTTCCGTCGATAGTGACCGACCCATCAAAGGAGTATTCGGCATTCTGCCTCTGGTAAATCACATCGCATGACGAAACGCACCAAAGCTCGACGATTGTTGGGTGTCCCATGCCCAGAGAAATATTGGCCGCACTAGTTTGATTTGAGATCAGCAATTCCGATGCTGCAATTAACTGGGCAACCTCCATCAGGTTTCGAGTCGGACAAAATTCTACAAACCCAAACATTTTCTGGAAATTCTGGTGCTCATGGGGTAATCCAATGAATAAAGCCCTGTCTCTCAAGTGCTCCAAAATCTCACGCCAAGGGAAGTGATTCGATCTGTATCTTTCCGTCCTGCACAACAAAACACGACCGGGACTATACGAAGACTTTGAAGGAATCGTGAGCCATGGAGAATCGCTGTAGGTGACAGGAGTTGGAAACTGAGAGTTTAGCTCCATGGATTGAGCGTAGAGGAGACTCTGGTTTCGACTATGGAATCGGCGAAACCCTGTAATGTCGATACCTTTCTTTGTTCCAAGCTCAAGACCTGCGATGTAAGGCTGCGCCAAAACCAGTTCTTCGATAAGCGGGACTCGCTTCAGGAAGGGTTGGACTCCGATGGTTTCGACGGCGTGGATGACCTGCTTATCTCCTGTAAAAGCATGGAGATTTCGAGCAACGGCCATGGACACAACGAAATCTCCGAGGTCAGCGCCAGCGCAGACATGTCCGTGTTTACTCAAGGCTTGGCCTCCTTCCAAAGTCCTTCGTTCCACTGTATCAACTTCCCATCCTCTTCGCTATAGCAATGAAACTCATAGCTAGTTGAAGCAGGATTAGTGTCGAGTTGCTCAACGACAGAGCAGTGAAAAGCCTTTGAGTTATTGTCTTTTTTCCACCAATAGTCGCCGGACTTTCTGGGGGTTTCTGAGGACCATTCTTTATCCATCAAGCAGATGCGCTCCTTCAGGTAAATTGCAGCATCGAGGAGTTCCTCAAATTGGTGCTGGGCAAGTTGTTGTTCGGAGAGATCGGCGTCTCGAAGGGTTGTCTTGTATTTACCTAAGCCGAATCGTTGCCTTGCGGCGATGTCTTGACAGACTTCGAGTTCTGTGCCGGAGAGGGTTGAGAGGCCTCCTGCATTAGGCTTCTCGTTGGGACATTTGCACGACTGCGTTCTGCCGCAATGCGGGCATGGGAAGGTGGTTTCATTCATGGTTTAACGCATTCAACACAAATTGATTCCGTAGGAAAACGATCATAATGATAACAATCAATTCGACTATCATTGAATCCAGCCTCCCTGATGTCCCTAAAGCCAGCATCGGTCAGCAGAGACTTGAGGAGTTGGAAATCCATTGCCATGGTATGATCCCAAGCGTGAAACCAATGCCAGAGACGTTCTGCGGGGCAGTCCTTGTATTTCCATGATTCCTTAAAATCCTTGCCGAACATGAAAGAGAGATCGCTTCCGTCCACGTATGCTCGACAGATAAGCTTAGGGTCTGGGACAACAATGCGAAGAATACCTCCTCTTTCCAGGACTTGGAAGCATTGATCAAGGCACGCCTGAACTCCCTCGCACCAAGGCAAATGTTCAAGCATATGAATTGATGCTATGACTGATACAGTTTCAACTCCAAACGTGGAAACAAGATCGGTTCGTGCGTCAATCTGGTAATCAGGCGAATACTGGGGGCTCACATCTACGTGAATCCATTCAAAGGTTTCGCTATTTTGGTGGCGAATTGGTCCTGCGCCTAGGCTGATGAAGGTCCTCATGCTGCTTTCTTTTTTCGGGCTTTGGAGTGTCGTGGCAAGGTGAGCGACTCCTCTTCAGTGAATCCGTTAAAAAGCCTATTCGCCAAAATGCCTTTAGGCAGACCAAGTTTTTCCTCCCACTCAATCAAACAGAGCGTCTCTCCGTTAAAGGTTATTTTCCGGTTCCATCTGGAGTTTCTGGCCTGCTCCTTTGGCAACGCCCATCGGCAGTTTCCCGGCTCGTAGTTGCCGTTTGTATCCTTCCGGTCGATAGAATATTGAGGGGATGGCCTAGGTCCAACGTCTTCGTAAAATTTCAAAAAGTCATCCCAAATAGGGGACACTTTAATTCCTCTTCCACCGTACATCTGGTAGCAGTTCGAGTTCGGATTATTACATCGAACTCTCATCCCCTTCCATACCTTATACTCAGGAGAGTTTCTCATGCCATGTTTTTGAGCGCCCTTGCGAGTCTCTCTATATAGGCATCCGCAACTCTTGGTGTTACCGGATACAAGATTGCTTATTTCAACTATAGTACCCTCTCCGCAATCGCATCGACACTCATACTTTGTGGTGCCAGCAAGTTTCTCGCCGATTGGGGCAATTACCAGAAGCCTTTCAAATTTCTGGCCGGAGAAATCAACTTTATAGTTGAATCGGGATTTGCGCCGTGAGATAGATTTATCAGCCATAAGCGAATCAAGGTTTCGTGATTGGTCAGTCCCCCTTGGCAGTTGATAGCTGCCTCGTGGGACGCCTAATCTTCGCAGGCTTTAGAAAAACTGTCAACGCGGAAATCAAAGCGGCTTCCCCACAAGGTCATTTGGTCCGTGGATTCCGCAAGACATCGCGTAAGCATGAACCTCTTCAAACGTCATGCGGTTCAGCTTTTCCAGCGTGTTCTTGTGGTAGTGAATCCAACTCCACACCAAGCAGTCCTCAAAATTCTCCGTCTTTGGGTATTCAACTGATCCGTGCGACATCAGGCCAAACAGAAATTCAAGGCATGGCACATGATGATTTCCCCACCTAGCGATCCTGTAATCATCGTTTAGGCAGAGATCGACTTCATCCCAGTCCAAGGCGTCTCGACGGCAGATGGCGAACCTAGTGCTGCAATGCGTCATCTTGTGTTCGTAAGGCCAGAGCTTTGAGGGTTGGCAGATGAACTTCACCAATCCTGAATCCAGCTTGTCGAAGTACCTCTTTTTCAGGTCAAAGGATTCACTGCGAAAACAGCTTACGTCCTGATCGACGTGGCATATGTGCGTCCCGGTTGCCTTATGGTAGCCAAAAAGCTCGATCTTATCATTCCAGCGAGGCATCGTCCTGTTGAACTCCGTCGCAAATATTCGGACCTCAACCCCATACTTGTCTCCGAGATATTTCCAGAAATACAAACCGATGGCAGGAATCGGCTCGTGAATATCACAAACGATAATGAGTTCGGTGGGAATACCCTTAAAGAAGATCAGCTTGTTTTCAATGTTGTGGGTGAGCATGTCGATGCCCCTCACTCCCTGTAGGCTTCCTTGACCGAAACGTCCAACTAGAGAGTCCTCGTCGAACATCCCAGGTCTGGTGTCGACGTTGCAGATTAGGGACAGCTTCATTCCCCCTCCTCCAGATTGCGTGTCCGAGGGCCTACGTCTCGAACTGGACGTGTCACTTGCCAATCAGCAAGCACGATGCTCGTTTCATTTTGCTTCAAATATCCTTTGGACTTCCCGAGCACATTCAAAAGCCCAACTACGGAAGGCTTCACGGCTAAAGCCTCCCCATCTTTGCTGTATTTAATCTCGGCACCCTCTGTATCCAAGTCGATCTCGGACGGCTTTTTCTTGGCCAACTCCCACACGAATTTGTCAAACTCATCTTTGGTAACGACACTATCTGCTGCCGCCCTCTGCGCTGCAATCTCGGCCTGTCTCTCATATTGTGCAATCCGTTCCTTGATTTGCGGCTTATCCAAAAGCACTCTTGACCGTGATTTGGCCTGCTTTTCAGATGCTTCTCCAAAGACCTCGATGTAGCTTTTCTCCGGGGACTCCCCAGTACGTATCGCCATGACTCGCCTCTGAACAAACAGCTCCCAGCGGGAATTTAGAAGTGCACCCATCCCCAACTCCTAGCCCCTCCTCTACAAAAAGTAAAGGATTTTAGTTGCCAAAGTGTGAACCTTATTTAGTGTTGAGGAATGGAAACGAAAATGGAGAGGACGAAAGAGCCAGGGACTTGTGGACAAACGCCGTTGAATCCGAAGTTCGTCGAAGGCTAGATCACTACTTGGGGGCAATGTGGATGGTTCTGCGCGTTGATCGCCGTTGTGTTCCAAGGGGCGCAAATCTTGCCGAATGCTACGAAACGAAGGATGAATTCATAATCATGGGACATCCTAAATCAGACGACGAAAGTCATGACTGTGACGCAATGGGATGCGGAACCCTGAGTCACGTACTTCATCGCATTCCGAAAACCGCCACCGCCACCGCAATCGCTAAAGCAAAAAGAGAATAGACGATGAAGAAAACATTCTGTGATTATTGCGACTGTGAAATTACCGAGAATAACAGCCTTCGAGATTTCGAGTCATCCCACATACCCCATCCGCAGTCTCTTCCAAAAATTGGTATCGCAGTGATACAATCGGAAGGGTGCGACTACTGCTCTGATTGCGTTTGCGACGCGACTCAAACAATCATCAACCGGAAGCGCACAAAGCCTCAATCAAAGTAGCCATGCCACATTGTACATCGCTTAATAAGAAGGCCCGTTACGCCCAATGGTTGGACGTATACGCCGAACGACTGCTGCCGGGGGGTTACACGGCATTAATGATCGCCCACACTCCAGAGGGGTTTGAATTCGACGCCGAAGAAGCCGCTAAACTGAAAGACAAGCCGCTCGTGGTGTTTGATATGCGGGAGTATGGTTGGGAAAAAAGTCACGCAAACATGGACCTTCTCGGTATCAAGCGCGAAGATCAGGTTGAGTACTCGGGCGATGAGTGGCTAAAACTTCACTCTTGGGCTCAAGAAAATCCGGCTCGCCTCTACTTTAAAAGAGAGCTTAGCGTTTCCCTGAAAAAATACTCTTGGAGCAGCAAATGCATTGGCGTGAACCTCCATCCCGTGGATTTGATTTCCCGCAACCGCCCCTTATTTGAGCCTCAGACAAAAGACGAATGGATGAAGCACAAACCGGGAGTGCATTTCGTCTATGGAAATTCTCACCCTGACCGCATGTTGCTACACGGCGAGTTGATAGGTCGAAACTTTCCGGCTTACTGCGAGAACGTCCACCACACCAACAGGCGCCCTTTGATGCAGATTATCCTAGAGCAGATGGAGTACATGCTGTCCGTCTCTCTGTCGGGTGCTGGCTTCAAATGTTTCAGGTCCAGCGAATCCTGCGTTGGATGTATCCCTGTTATGGCCGATCTTCCGGTGGTCTACTCGGTTCCCTTCACCAAAGAGAATGTCGTTCTTTTGCCTACGGAAAACGGACGCATCAAGATACCCGAGTGCGTTGATGTGATCGAGCAAGCCTTAAGCGATCCCGAGGCGCTGTATCCCGTCTATTTGGCTGCTCAGGAGAGTGCCCGCTTATTGGAACAAGACACCTATATGCGCGAAATCATTAACCCAAAAATAAAGGAAGTGTTATGAGTGAAGTATCACAACAACTTTACGATTTAATTTTTGCTTCTCTAAGCAACGCGTACTCATCCGGTCAAGATGGTGACGCAACCTACGACCCCAAGGACGCGATGGCTAAGATCGTGGAGGGGATTGAGGGGGAGGTTAGTAAGTTGAAGGACAGTAACGTCCGCCTTCAAGACTGCCTGACCGCCGCAAATATGGGCGATGTCCCGGCTGGATGGGATGCGGCTATTGAGCGATTCGAGAAAGCCGAGGAACTTTATGGAATCGTCACAACGGACATCATCACCAGCTTTAGCCTGAAGTGCCTACCAATGCAAGCAACCAGGTTTGCAGCTGATCAAAACCCTGCTTGGAAATGGGACGATAAATACAACACTCGCCTTGTCTGCACCGGATCATGAGCCTCCAATTCCTCCACGACTCTTTTCCGAACAAGCCCGTTGCGCCTCAGATTATCTACGATCTGCCGTTCTCCGAGTATGCCCGCCTTCCCGGAATCAACGCTTCGATCCTGAAAGAGCCAACGCCGTTCGAGTCCTTGTGCAAACTGCAAGCCTCCGTTTCCCTCCCTCCTGAAGCTCAGCGGCTCCTCGAATACAAGGATGCCCGAGTCTCGGACTACATGGAATGGGTGGACGAACTGACCGGGAGTGATGTGCCGAGAACCTTTGTGAAGCTTGTCCGCTATCCTGAAGGCAAGGAGAAGGCTACAGATGCACAGAAACGGCTTCTGGAGAGCTTCAAGACCGAAGGGCAGGTGATTGACGCCCGAGAGTTCAATGTCGCCGCATTGGGCAAATGCACGGACTTTGGATGGGTGACGACCTTTGAGAAAGAAGTCCGAGAATCTAGAGCCTCTCCCGAAGTCACCGCGAACCGAGCTTACAATCTCACGGTTGGGGACATCGTACACAAAGCGATCCTGGAACCACACTTGTTCGATCAGGACGAATGGCAGAAGCATTTCCAGAAATCTCCTACAAAGTCCTTGGTTTCGGAAAGAGCGATGGCAGCTCTGGCCGAAGCTCCGCATTTGCGGTTGGTGACAGCCGAGATCATCGACACGGCAAGACGCTGTAGAGACGCGGTGTGGCGTCACAAGTATGCGGCCCTTATCTTGTCAGCTCCGGGGAAAAGCGAAGTCACTGTGACGGCTTACGATGCCGAGGCGATGTGCTTGCGGAAATGCCGGATCGACCGTTTGCCCGATAATCCTGAGTTGGGCATTATCGACATTAAGACGCATCACTCTTCGCCTACGGAGGGTTCGTGCAAGAAAGCGATTCTCGCGATGCAGTACCACCTTCAGATGGGGTATTACGCAGATACATTGGCAATGGCAGAAGGCAAGACGCGGACTCCTTCGGTGTTGATCTTCGTCTCTAAGACTGCGCCTCACATTGCCCGGTGCATTGACATTAACAAGGTTGAACCGGAGTTGTCCTTGTTTGAAGATGGTCGTAAGATTGCCACAAATCGGCTGATGAAATTTGCCTTGTGCTATGCTGAAGGACAGCGGTTTGAGGCGTATGAGAATGAGGCTACGGTGCCGTTAGCGAAGTAAATTTATGACAAACGAAGAAAAACTCAAATCGACCAAAATTCTAGTAAACTTCATTCGCGAGGAGGGGTTTTATCCATTGCTTTTGCCAGAGGCAACAATAGCCGACAACGCCGAATGTAACCCAGGAACGCTTCGGGTTGAAGATGCCGTCACGGGAGAAATACTTTGGGAGAAGCCATGAGCCCAACCGACCAAATCATCGCCCTAGAATCCGATCTGAACAAACTGATCGACCGTTACCGCATGGAGTTTGAAATGCCCTATGCGGCGGTGATTGGAGTGTTGCAGTTGAAGGTTGTTCTGCTGTGTAATGAAGCCGCTAAGGGCGACGATGCTGATTAGCCCTAGCCTTGGCCAGATAACAAGGTCTGCATCTTTTTTCGCTTAATGGATGGCGAGGCTTTCCGCAGTCACAGCACTTTGGGAGCTTTCTTTGACGCTCTTTCTCAAAGTGATCCTCAACAATAGCTATTGCTTCGGCTAAGGTTATAGTTAACCCATCACATCCCCATCCTTATCCCTGATCTGGATGGAGTCTTCCGGGGGATGCTGGGCCAGACATGAGGCGAGCATAAGCGCGTCACTCCATTGTTGCTCTTTCTCACACAGGAACCATTGGCCTGCTTCTAGCATCCAGACGGTGTAGAGGTCGATGGTGCCTGGGAGAGTCATACAAACGGCTTAAATTCAGCAGCGGTTTTATTTGCCTTAGTGTTGTTGCACATAAAGCAGCAGGGAACCAAATTTGACATAGCGTTTGATCCCCCTCTTGATTTTGGCGTGAGGTGATCCACGGTCATTTCTGATTTGTTGAGCGGAACTTTACAATAATGGCAAAGCACAAACTCTAAATCAACGGATTGCAGCGCCACCTTGTTGCGGTTCCAGACTTTCTTTCTGGTTACTCCCCATTTGCCTTTACTCATTTTCCATCGCCTCCTCAAATTCAGTGCAGGTTTCAGCGGCTCCGGCTAGGAGTCGAGTTGAATTTAGGCTATCATACCGTTGCCACTCTCCTTGATTCACTCGCCACCAATGGGTGAAAGAGTTGGTATGCATTCCGTCCCGGCGCTTTCCGGGTGGGCAGCAGCATCCGCTGGATTCGATTTCGATTGTACCGTCTGGTTTCTCGTATTTCATTTCGCCTCCTTTTCTCTTGGGAGCATCATCATTTGCTCCTCCCAAGCGTAGGCCATCGAAGAAAGAGGAGTGTCGAGAGCCTTGCAAATCTTGAGCAAATTTTCCAGCGTAGGGTTGGCTTTGATGTTTGATTCTATCCGACTTAAAAGACCAACTGAAACTCCCGACTTGTCTGCCAGCTCGTGCAGCGTCCAACCTTTTCTTTCCCGATCTGATTGAATGACGCCGCCAATCCAACCTGGAATCGGCTCTCGTTTGCATCGTGCCATTTTCTTGAGGCGTTCCACTTCCGCTTTGGCCTCTTCCAATTTTCCTTTAATGGTAGTGCTCTTGAATAACATGAAATGATCTATATCTAAAACGGTTTACCCCGCAAGCGTATTTTTCGTTTCCGTCTTCGTTCTTTCTTAATCCTATCGTGCTCTTTGCGGTGGCATTTCTCGCATAGAACCTGGAGATCGGAAAGGGTGACATTGAAAATGCTGCGGTATTTGAGGTGATGGCATTGTAGCTTTTTAGAGGTTCCGCAATCAGCGCATTTTCTGCCGACCGATTCCAGCTTTTGAGCGCGAAGGGTTTTCCAGTGTAGCGAGAACAGGTACACCTCCCGATACCAGCGACGCTTGCTTTTGCCGTAGGCTTTGATTTCGGCTTGGAGGCGGTTCTTGGCTTCTGGAGAGGTCATGCTTTATACTGACAAAGGCTATGCTAGGTACAAAGATGATGGATTCCAGAAATCCACATGTTTTCCGGGAGGCTCATCATAAATGCCCACCATCCATCCGTGAGGGAATTTCTCTAATCTTGCGACTTCGTAGGAAAATTCAGACTCGGGATTGATCTTAACCTTGTCGCCGGGTCGAAATCCGATTCTTCGGTACCGAAGCTCTAGGGCGACCTCTCTAATTTCCTGGGGTTCCATTTCTAGCTCTTTCGCTAGGATTTCTAGTTTTGTGGGCTGTTCTGCGTTCATAATCTAAGGTTCAATTCAAGAAGGCTTGAGGGAGATGAGCGGACATAGGAGTCCCATTTCTGGGACACTCATGTAAAGTCACAATTAATTCCGTCAGGAATCGGTCGCTTCGCTACATCCAACTTTCGTTGGCCCTGTCCCGCGACGGAAGCTCATGCTGGCGCAGTTTGGAATAACAGGTCGAGTCCAGTGCCTCAAGGACACTAGAGCAATATTAAGGCCTCTGTTCTCCTTGGTCGGAGGCCCCCGTTTGCAAGAGACCTGTATTGAGCGGGCAGGTTGTCATCCTGCTACTGACTAGGCAATCGCGTGCGGAATTGCACCGCCATTCAGGCTTTCCCCGTTTTTTCGACGATCCGCTCAATACAAATCTCTCACTACTGATCTTCCCACTTCTCGACCGGGAATATGGCCTGCCGTTGTCCTGTCACAGAGTTTCGGTCAGTAACCTCGTCCAGATCAACACATCTGGCCTATGTCAGATGGTAAAATCTACTCTGTCACCTCTGTCGCCTTCATCTCATCTCGGATTTCCGTTTTTGGAATCCACCGTTTGAGGTAGTCGGCCATGGCTTTATCCGCCCATTCTGTCGCCTTCTCCGGGGTTTTGCACCCGCAAGCTGTAGCAACGGCGCACCATGCCTTCATCCAGACTTCTTGAGGATGGGGAGGGTAACGTCTTGGAGCTGCCATACAGAAAAACAAAAAGCCCCAGCGGAGTAGTGGCTCCATTGGGGCAGTTGCTATTAGCTGTCGTGCAGTTGACTATGCCACTACACAGACAACCAATATTCATTTGTTTTCCCATATCCTCACCTCTCCCGCAACTACTTTTTTCACCAAACCGAAAAAGATTTGACGCGCCTTGGGATCGAATGCATATGTCCAGCATAATGAATTTCGCTCCTCGACCGTTCCCGGCTAGCCCACAAAGCTAGACTATCGGGTATTGGTGTGAGTAGTAGCATGAGGGACTTGGAATCCCGCGGCCTCGGTGCAAATCCGGGATACCCGACCAAATTTTAGTCCTGACGAATGCCGGAGCAGACTACATTGGTTTATACGTCTTCTCTATTTCTTGTCGTCAGGGCTTACTTTTTAGTTGCGTTCATGTGAACTATGAGAGAGGATAGGGCTCCCGCGAAGAACCCGATAAAGCCTAGAGCGGGTAGGGCTTCTCTCTCCCTTCAAAAGCCCACTCTAGGCAGATCGGTATTCTCCCTTGCTTGATTTTCCCCGTCACTGTATTGTGACAATTATGGCTCTCCGCTCTCCCGTTCCCCAACTCCTCCCTATCGTAACTGACGAGGGACAGCCGATTAAGGGCTCCCGTGTTGCTGACGCTGCGAGCGCGGTTTCGATCTACACCGCAATCCGGTTGAGGAATCAAGCGTACATGCTGAACCAGACGAAGGTTCAAATGGGGCTGGACGGGATGCCTCCTTATGATCCCGCTAAACTCCGCGCAACACAGCAAGCCGGGATAGCCAACATCAACACAGGACGACTGAAGGCGATTGTCGAAGAAGCCTCTCTCCCGATCCTGGATCAGATTAACGGTGTCCAGACCTTCATTAATCTGGCCTACAACACAGACGGCGACGAAGACTTGAGCGATCAAGCCGCTACGGTGGAAGAGGAGCACTTCGCATTGCTTTCCCGTTCCCGGTGGTTCAACTACGAGAAACAGCGCCTCGTCCTTCAGCTTGCCGCACACGGAGTCGTCGTTACGTACTTCCCAGACCCGTATTGCTGGGAATGGAAATCAGAACCCTTGGGGCAGTTTATGATCCCTATGCAGACGGAGGCCAATGAAGATTCGGTCGAAGTCGCCTGCATGGTTCGCAGCATGAACCCTAGTTCTTTGATCGGGTACCTGGACTCTCCCGACCCGAACTGGAACAAAGAAGCGATTCGGAAGGCTTTGATGGCCGCTTCGCCAGACCAACCCCGCTACGACGATTACGCGGCTTACGAGGCAAAGTGGAAGGCAAACGACATCTATTACAACTCCGTTCTGCCGAAGATTCGGGTTGTCCACATGTGGGTTCGCGAGTCCGACGATGCGGTTTCCTACTTCATTTTCCCAGAAAGCGGAGCACAACAGGAGTACCTGTACAAAGGTATTCGCCGTTACCAGTCCCAGAGAGAAGCATTCCAAATCTTTTCCTTCGATGTCGGCACAGACGGGTATTACCATTCCATCCGAGGGGTTGCGTTCAAGGCTCTAACCCTCGTTACCGAAATCAACCGGGTTCTCTCCAGCTTCCTCGACGGATTACGGTTGTCTTCCAAATTGGTTCTGAAGCCAACGAACGAAGATGCGCTCCAAAACCTGAACTTTATGGAGCACGGAGCCTTCTTGGTTCTTCCCCCAGAGCTTGAGGCGCAGACGAGTGTTTTCCCGAACTTCGCGCAAAGTCTGCTTCCTGGCATGAACATCCTAAACGGATTGATTGCCCAAAACCTCCCCGGTGTTCCTGCTCAACAGCAGGCGGAAATGTCAGGCGATGCCCGCAAGACCAAAGCGGAGATCATGCAGAACGTCCAGCAGTTGGCCTACTTCGGTCAAGGACAGAGCGAAATTTTCATGCAGAAGTGGGAGTCGCTGATGATCGAGCAGCTTCGCCGAATTCTCCGTAAGGACTACAAAAAGGAGGAAAAAGGTGGAGAAGAGATTGCCGAGTTCCGCAGGCGTTGCAAAGAACGTGGCGTTACCGACGAGTTCTGGGACAAGATCGACCTTTCCCGCACGACCGCAGAAAGAGCTTTGGGAGCAGGTTCCGCCCAACAGCAGTTCTTCGCCATGCAAACCATGCAGGAGTACATGGACCGGGGCTACTACGACGAACAGGGTAAGCTCAACATCATCAAGGAATCCACCCGACTTGTTGCAGGCCGCGAAAAAGCGAACTCCTACTGCGGAAACCAGAAAGCGCAACGTCCGGTCCAGGATACCAAGAACGCCGAGTTCGAGAACAAGTTCATGGCGCAAGGGATTGCCTGTCAGGTCTACGACAACGACAACAACTCTGCCCATGCCGCTGCTCACATCGGAGGCAATTCCGAGATTCCGACCGAAAGCCTGTTCGACGATGCCGGAGCTTTGGACGAAGCAGTTCAATACGGAGACGACGATGCTGTTCTTCGGATTGTGCCTGCTATGCAAATGAAGTTGGAGCACACAGCCGTCCATGTCGAGCGGATGGCGGATGGTCCTCAAGCGGCTCAATATCGCCAGATTCTCCAGCAAATTGGCGGAACCTTGGAAAATGCCCAGAAGAAGGCTTCCAAGATCATGAAGGAGCGAGACCAAGCCCAGCAGCAGGCAATGGAAGAAGAGGGCGCAATGGCTCAGGAGCAACAGCAAAACTACGCTCACGACTCTTACAACCTCACCCGAGACCTCGCAAAGACTCGTATCGAGATCGCAGCGATGCAGCAGAAGCAGAATCTTACCCTTGAGTTCCAAGCCCGAGAAGGCCAGCAGAAGCTCAGGCAACGGGATTTGGAAGCGGCTCAAGAGCTGTCCTTCAATCTCGCCAAGAAAGCCCTAGAGCCTAAGCCAACGAACGGCGCACAAAAGACTGCATGAGTAAAAAAGCCACAAAGAAAGTAGCGAAGAAGGCGGCATCTAAGCCAAAGCCGTTTGTTTCTCTTCCTCAGTTGGAAAAGACCCTTCCAGTATTTGACCCTCCATCTTGGGAGCCGATCATCCCTCCCGCTTCCTCCTTTCCGACTATCCAGCAATGGACAGCTAAACGGAAACAGGAACTTCAGTCGATCATGCTTGGCTCTACGGTTCAAGCTGCACTCAATCTCGTCCGCCAGAAACGCCTCCAGGAAGTCACAACGCCCAACTACTCCCGAACAGGTTCCGACCTCGTAGCGTTCGATTCTGCAAGCCACAACGAAACGAAAGGCTGGTTCCGGTGTCTGGAATATCTGGAGAGCCTTTACACCGCAAAGCCGCTTGTCGAGACTCCTCCTGAACCGGAAGCCTACGACGACGAGTACGCCGCTAGAACCCTCAGAGAAAAAGAATCAGAAACGCTATGAAAACAAGGATAATTCAAAGAAGCCAATACATTTTTCAGCCACAGTGGAGATTCAAATGGATTCCAATTTGGTTTCCATTTTTAGGAGGCGACATTGACACATATCAATCTTTTGAAACGCTAGAGCAGGCCAGGGAGTTCTTGACTGAGAAGCCCGACAATATTCAGTACCCAATCATTCACAAATCCCTATAAACCGCTATGTCCGAAGCCGCCGTTATTGATACCCCGATCACCTCCCCTGAAATGAAGGGGCAGTTGTTGCCAGAGCTTTTCAAGGCCGCTCAAGCCAACGAAGCTCGTCAACAGCAAGCCGCTGATCAGGTCAACCGTCCTGACCGAAACCAGATCAAGGCCGATCCTTCTCCTGTTGAGCCCATCGTCAAAGATGAGCCAGCCAAGGAAACACCCGAGAAGAAGACTCCGCTCAAGGTCAACAAGAGCAATCCGATGGAAAGCCTCCGGTCTACTACGACTGAGCAGAAGGAGACCCCTTCCGGTGAAGTGGATCAGGCTGCGATTGATGCTGCGGTTGACTCAGAGTTTAGCGACGACAGCCAGAATAAGCCGGGCGGATGGAAAAGTCTTAAGACTTCGCTCAAATCGGAGAAGGCTCGCGCTCAGCAGTTTGAACGCACCAATGCCCAACTCCGTCAGGAACTCGAATCCCTCAAAAAGAACCCAGTCACTTCCGAAGCATCGCCTGACATCGAGGCGCTGAGAAAGGAATACGAGGAGCTGAAGGGCGCTAACGCCATCGCGGCATGGCAGACTAGCAAGGAGTACAAGGAAGGTATCCTGACGCCTCTAAACAAGGCTTACGGCTATGTCGATGGACTCGCCAAGAAGTATGAAATCTCCGAGCACGAAATCGGGAAAGCCCTTCAAGCCGAGAACCGCTTCGACCGGAACGAAATCCTGGATGGACTTCTGAGTTCCTCTTCGATGTCAGCGACCAATCAGCGGGATTTCCTTGCTGCGATTGACCAGATTTACGATCTGGAAGCGAAGAAGGCGGAAGGCTTCTCCAAGGCTAACGAGCTTTACCAAGCCACTCTCGCCAACCGGAATCAAGAGGCCGAGCAGATGACGAAGGCTCAAATGGCCGAATTGACTGCTGCTAGCAAGGATGCCCTGAAGTCCGTTCGCGCTTCCGAAGGCTTCTCTGATATTGTGGATGAATCGACTTGGGGTGAATACGAAGGTTTTGTGCAGGAGTACCTGACCACGCCTTCTGTCCGCACACCTCAGTTGGACGCCTACAACGTGGCTGCTGGGTATCTCCTTCCCAATGCGCAGGAGAAGATTATCGAGCTTCAGAAGGAACTCGCCTCCTACAAGGAATCCCTCAAGAAGTACTCCAACGGAGGTCCTGCTGCGGGAGCTGGTTCGGTCACTTCAACCACGGATCAACGCCAAGGCCCAGCCAGCATGAGTGATGTCGGCAGAATGCTTGGTGAGGCGACACGAGGACTTCGGGGGCGATAACTTTTATGAAAGCATCAGAACTCAAATCAATCATCGAACACACCCTTGCGACAGAGGGTGACATGGATGTCGAAATCTCCATCGTTCTACCCGCTGAAAAAGACCTAGCGGAAAATCCAGAATTAAAGGATCAAAAATGCTCCTTTTCTTTTGCAGGATTTTGTGATGTGGAAGATCGCGGACTGGACGGTAAATTCCTCTCGATTAGAGATTGGCCGTATTAATGCTAAAGCTCAACACATCCGGCGAAACTCCTCCTGGAGGTTGGAAATACCTCTCGGAGAACGGCGTTCCTTTTCCCGATAAAGGAGAAGGGATGATCCATGGGTTTGATGTGTTGCAGGCCAAGGTAATGGAACACCGCAAAGCCACAGGCGGGGATTTGGATGTTGGGTGGCTGGAGAGGTTTATCGACGAACTCTGCCGCCAGAATCCCGAGTATCCCTGTGTTCACGAAGCGCCGTACAGCGAGAGGAAGATCGGGTTGCCGGAAGTTAAGAGGTTTGTGTTTGCCGTGCAGAAATTCATCGAGTCGGGAGGTAAAGTTGTTTCCCGAGAAAAGGCGAATGAGCGAGCGGCTATCTGCAAACGGTGCCCGAAAAATATAGAGCTGGGAGGATGCTTAGGATGTACAACGGTTCTGAGTGTGGCATCTAGCCTAATCCCCAACATTGAAACAGATCACGACCTTTATTTGCGCAGTTGTGGAGTGTGCGGTTGCGTTTTACGAACCAAGGTCTGGCTCCCTGTAGAGGTGATGCCGGAGGATACCGTTAAGCCCGAAGACTGGCCTAGCTGGTGCTGGGTCAAAAATGAGCTACAAGAACAATCATGAATATCAACAAAGCCAGTTTTACAGAAATCCTCGAAGAAGCGGGAATAAACCGAAAGAAGCTCATCAGCGAAGTTCTCGCTCGTGCTATCCTGAGCCGAGGAGTCGATCTAAACTTCCTGGATGTCAGCCGCATGAGCCGAGACCGTAAAACGGACGGAACGGAGATTCACTTTCTGGACGACCGACCGATTGCCGAGTTTTACCCATTCAAGGTTAACGAAGAAACCGGGAATGTCGAAATGGGCTACAAGGAATTTGAACTTGAGGAGGCTCCATGAAAGCTATCGGAGCCTTTATCACTTGGTTTGCAGTCGGGGCGCTGATTATGGTCGGACTGATCGGGATGGCGCTTTTGGCTTTTAAGGCGGGAGCGTTGCTGCGTTAGCCCCACTGTTCAGCCATAGCCTCTGCGACAAGAGGAAATGTACGGCTGCGGTCTTTCCATCGGTTGGGTCCAGGACTTGCTCGATGAATTTTAGACCATTTCTTATGCTCTTCCGTTCCTAATTTTGGAGGAGCTAGCTTATTGGTTGGAGCAAGCTCAGGCAAGCCATGAAGCTCAAATCCGGTCGCCTTAAAGGCTTTCTCTCCAAACCACCACGGCTGCACTATCTGCCGCTTTTCCGGCGAGGCTATTCTTGATCTGGCGTATTTGTGCATGATCGGATTCTCGATGGCTTTGCGTGGAATCTTGGCGTCACGAAGGGCTTTGTAGAACTCACAAGCCTCCTCCAATTCTTCCCACATCTGATCGAGCGTCTTTCCTGATGGGGCAGCTTTAAGCCAGCGAACGCCGCTATTGGTCAAGCGAGTGCAAGGTGGATGGGCAATCATTTGATCCCAGCCGTCATCCAAAATATCCAAGACGTTTCCTTGAATATGGTAAGTCGGATCAGCTTCGCATGGGAGCAAGTCGCAGGACCAGGCATCGTGCCCCTTGCGACGAAAAGCATCGCGAACCGTTCCTGAAAATTCACAGGCAATTAAGACTTTCATGTTCTTTTTCTTTATTTTTCTCTATACTAGATCAGAAGGGGATGCTTTGATCGTCCCAGTCATCGCTTGGCTTATTAGCCGGAGTCGAGCTTCTTGCGGCTTGACGCTGCTCTTGACGGGGAGCTTGGTTGCTTGAATCGCCGTCTCGCTTGCCGCCAATGAATTGAAAGCCTTCCACCACCAGGACGAGTTTGCTGCGCTTCTGTCCGTCTTTCTCCCAAGATTCGGTTTTCAGGCGTCCGGTCACAAAAATAGGATCACCCTTCTTGAGGTGCTGGCTAATGACTTCACCAGTCTTGGCCCAGGCAGCGCAGTCAATCCAAGCCACTTCTTCTCGCTGCTCCCCATTTGCGGCTTTATACTTGTGAGTGACGCCGATACAAAAGTTGCAGATGGCGACTCCGCTAGGGGCAAATTTACATTCTGGATCACGAGCCAAATGGCCCATTACGGTGGACGAATTATAGTTCGGCATAACAAAAAAAGTAGCGCACCCTATCTTCCCGAGCCCACTTCAACGTAGGGAGTCTATTGCAAAGCGGTATGAAGGACCGTGACTCGGAACTTTGCGCTGCTCCAAGTCTAGCGACAGTTCACAGGGGCGCAACTAAATAAACGCCTTATTGCCAGAATATTGAGGATTCCCCGCTGTACGTCAGCCCTTCCGAAAGAGCGGAAATGGACTTCTCATAAGCCTGTTTGACGACTCGGCTTTTTCCGTTGACTAGATCGCGCTTGGGGCGTTCCAGGGTGACAAAGCCCATGCGAAATCTTGCGACATCTACAAGCCCGCAGAAAGCATCGCCCAAGTCGGGGGATCGAAGAGTGCGCTCTTTCATCTTCTCCTTGCTCTCCACCTTGATCTTGTCGCGCTGCTGGGTGTCCTTGCCCGATGTTCTGGAAGTGAGTTCCACAATTAGTTCGGCGGTCATGCCTTTGATCTGACCCATACGCATCAAAGACTTGGGAGCCCACCAGAGTTCATCGACCTTCTTGGCATAGTGGTTCTTGGCTGGCCCTTCAGACTTTGTGACGGGCTTATCTGAAGGCCCTGCTCCAAAGTTCACCTGGAGTACTCGTGGAGACCAAATGGCAGAAAGGATGGAGTAGAACTGCGACCCTGTACTATCCACCCCGGCATGTTCTGGTGAGATGTTTCTGGCAATGCACCAGTCTTTGTAGATGTGAGCGAGTCGGGTTGGCTTGTCTTCGCTTTCAAAGATGCCGCGATCAAGCTGTTCGATCTCCTTAATGTTTAAGACTTTCTTGGTAACACCGTTGATGCGGGCAAGTCCAAGTTGTCCATAAATCGCCATGGCCCTATCCCCTCCGTGAGAGAAGGAAGGGTCAAGGAAGGCGCAAGGAGTCGGAGGTTGAATCCACTCTTTATCGACTTTGTGATCGCACTGCCAAGCGAGGATTTCGCCCTCGGAATAGATGCAGTCCAGAGAGCCTGTTGGACTCCAGAACCCACGGTACATCTGGTAGTACTGCTTGCTGTTTTCACCCCACTTGATCTTGGCGTCTTCCAATTCCTCTTCACGCAGAAGTCCTCGAAACTTTGCATAGCCCGCTACGACATTTGGGGATTTATGGCCGTCCAGTCGAAGCACGTAAGCGCCACCCTTGGCTCTCCACTCCATCGAATCCAGATCAACTGAAGACCATCCATTCTCCGGCTCACACATCTTTCCGGCAGGATCGAAGTGGCACTCAGGGTTGAATGCTCCGGTAATGTCTGCGTTCGGATTGGCTCGAATGTTGGAGTTGAAAGTGTTGACGAGACCGTGATCCAGCGTTGCCACTTCGTCCAGGATACCGATCAGCCTGTCTCGCTTGTAACCCTGCACCTTTGCGGCTGAATCCTTCGCCTTGCTCACATCGCCAGCGATCAGCTCAAGACCAGCCTTTTCGGTTTCTGTGCCTTCTAGGGAATATTTGATGATGCCCTGCTGGAGGAGTTTTCCGGGTAGCCATTGTTCCCAGTTTGTAATGTCGGCCCCGTAAGACTTGGCGATTGCCATTCCTGCTTGCTGCCAACATTCAGAGATGGAGCCCCAAATCTTACCTCGGGAGCTTTTGAGGGAAACGGAAGTTACGAGAACTTTGGTCGCAAATGGGTCGAGGAGGAAGTTGGTGATCCCCCATACACAGATAGCCTCGGTCTTTCCTGAGCTGGCGCACCCTGCCACCATGAGGATTTTCTCGGACATTTTCAGTTCGATAATCCGCTCCGCATTGGGGTTCCACTCGAAAGGCCAGATAGAATCCTCTTGTCCCCAAATTTCCGTTACCCACCGCTTGTAATGCTCAAAACGCGAGATGAATCCCGGCACATAGGACATATCCATATCCCACGTTGCATTGCGGTACAGCTCCATTTCGATGCTCCACCTCGGCCTTGGGAAAACATCGGAGCTTCCACGAAGAGGAGAGCGGCCTTCCCACCATCTACCGTAATACCAGACTCGCCCTAGTTCGTCGATCTGCCCATCTTTGGGGCTTAGGTGGAGATTTGCCATTTCACCATAGTTACCATCTGTTCAACCATTTTTAAAGAAAGTTGTGGACAAAAGTTCAGACTTGTAGAAAGATTTTACCGAGTTCTGGGAAAACTTCCGAAAAATCCCACCCGAGCAGTTCCGGTCTAAAGGCTGTACATCAACCCAACGAGTTAAGCGTCAGGCATGATCCTGATGCGTTCGAGAAGCTCACTCGGACAGCCAACCTTCCGGCAAGGAAATGTCTCCTGCTGGGCAAACTCCAAACTTTTCAGCTTTTTCTCTTTATGGCTATTCCCGCCAATATCACCGATACCCTGCTTCGCCTTACGGGCATTTTCGACGACCTCACTGTTCAACGTCAACGCGCCTCTTCCCCATGGTCCACCATGTCGAACAAAGGTGTGTTTGAGCCTGGCAAAGGTGTGGTTCGTACCGCTGTTCTCTTTGAACGCTCCGGTCCTACTACGACCTACGACTGGACTCCTGTCTCGGTCAATGACGGCTCTGGCAACTCTTGCGTACCTAACGCAGACATTATCAGCAACGCCAGCACGACCTACACCCACCAGCTCTATCAGAAGGCGATCAACTCGATCCGCTGGTGCTGGAACGACCTCTACACGGCTTGGGATGTGGAAGATCAGATTTATCAGATCGTCCGCAACTTCACGGCCTCTATCGTGGATGAATGGGAAAACTGGGATCGCGACAACTATGTCGCCATTGCGGCTCACAAGTGCGTGTTCTCCGGTGGAACCCTCATCGACAATGGCGCCACCAGCTTTGCTTTGACGACCCCCGACTCCTACGCCACTCCAGACTTGATGGATGAAGTGTATCAACGCCTCCTCCAGGACGGTGCTGACCATGAATCCGAAGTCGGCAAGGAGGACGGTGCGTCTGTGTTCATGCTGTTCCTCGGCTTTGAGCAATCCCGCGCTCTAGTCAAGGGCAACGAAGGCGTTCGTAATGACGTTCGCTGGAGTTCCGATGCCGATGAATTGCTGAAGCCTTTCAGCATCAAGCGTGTCCTCAACGGCTTCGCTCACATCGTCGATACGAAGGCCCCTCGATACAACTTCACCGCAGGCGCTTGGGTTCGCGTTCCGTTCTACACCACTGCTGCTGCCACCAACGGCACCAAGCTGGTCGTGAACCCCGCTTACCAGACAGCCCTGTATGAAGATGTGATCGTGTTCCTTCGCAACGTGATGCGTCGTGAGATGCCTCAGCCGATGACTTCCTTTGGTAACGGAACGAGCTTTGATCGCCCCAACTTCACGGGTGACGTTCGCTGGCTGAACATCCCGAACGAAGAGATCAACCCTGATGGCAACATTGGGTTCTTCCGTGCGACTTTGCAGGCTTCAGCGAGACCGTTGAACCCCAACCTCGGGTACGCCATACGCACAAAACGCTGCCCCGGACAGCTAGCAAAAACTACCTGCACAGGCTCGTAAATAATTCATTTAGAACGAGTTATGAGCTAATCTATAACTGCGTTTGATTGTTAGTCCGGTAGTCATTTTAATCATTTGATTGCCGGACTTTTTAGTGTAAGATTCCATATAATTATGAGCCGAACCGCTTACATTTACGGACTGTCTGGACAAGATGGAATCATTCGCTACATCGGTAAAACGATGAACCCTCAGAAACGCTTTAACGAGCATCGAAGAGGGAGTGAGTCGAGGACGGATCGTAAAGCTAACTGGGTTCGGTCAATGCAGTCAAAGGGCGATACCCTTCAGATACACATCTTGGAGGAGCATCCTCAAGAGAATGTTCAGGACTGGAGAGATGCCGAGGAGTTTTATATCCGTTACTTTTCCTTCCTTGGAAACAAGCTCACAAACATCTTCGTTCACAGTCTTTCTGGAATTGAGCCTACGGCAGAAGCAAGAAAGAACCTGAGTCTAGTGCAGCGAATGAGGACAGACCAAACAAAAGCGCAGATTGCAGAGAAGATTTCAAAATCTCTAAAGGGTCGTCCAATGCCAGAGGAGCAGCGCCAGAGGCTTGCGGAATTCCATAATACTGATGAGTGGAAGGAATTTATGTCAAAAGTTCACAAAGGGAAAAAACTTTCGGATGAAGAAAAGTTGAAAATTTCTCAGTTTCAAACTGGAAGAAAGCGATCTCAAGAGACTAGAGCAAAGCAATCCGCCGCCCTAAAAAAGTACAAGAGAACCCCAGAGCATATTGAGAAAATTAGACTCGCTCAGACTGGGGTTCCTAGAGGCCCAATGCCTCAAGCCACAATAGATAAAATCAGAGCCGCTCATCTTGGAAAGAAGCGGGGACCAATGACTCCAGAGCAAAAAGCAAAGCTTGCCGCTGGACAACAGGCAGCTCTACTTTTAAAGCCTCGCCCAAAAACTGGCCCCATGACACCAGCCCAGATCGAGAACCTCACCATGCGCAGAGAGGCTACCAAGATTCTTAAAATCCTCCAATCACGTCAACTCATCTAACTTATGGCTATTACACAAGTCGGCCTAGTCGGTCCATTCGGACTCAGCAACAACGAAATCGGGAAGCAGATTCTCCAAATCCTTATCGGCTCGTTCGGAACTTCCGGTAGCCTGGATGGTTCTCCTTCCCTCACAGAGGCCTCTCACATGGAGTTCGGTGGAATCAAGAGTATGTATGTTGGAGCGGGCCAATCCGCCAGCGGAGGTACGGTCTATTGGGCCATACCGCTAGAAGACACCGTTCTCACTACTCTCACCGCAGCTTCGGGCTACACAACGTCAGGATTGGCTGGTCCTACACTTCCGGCGGGCATACCTTTAACGGGAAGATATTCTGCGCTCACGGTTAACACGGGCGGAATGCTTGTTTTCCTTATCTAATCATGGCACTTGGACTTGGATTGGGGTTAAGCCGGATTCAGCCGCTTCTTGGGGGTGGCGATCCTCTTGCGGGGATTCCGTTTGCTTTGAGGCTTCAAACTCATAGGGGCGATAATGTGCCGCTTGGCATGTATCAAGACACGGCCTGTACCGTTCCTGCCGTGACTGATGGCGATGCGGTGGCTGCTTGGCGAGATGAATTGTCGGGAAGCGGATTTACCGTTACTCAGTCTGATGTTCAAAAACGGCCTCTCCTTATTTTCGATTCGGGCGTTCCTTCTCTCTGGTTTGATGGCGTTGACGATTACTTTTTAAACCCTTCATTAGCTTCGTCTGCATTGGAGTTTCAGTTCTTTTCTAAAAACCAATTCGATATTGTAACTGCCGTTCAAACCGCCACATTCTCAATGGGTGAGGGTATTTTCGGAACGCGTAACACCATAGGCACCGGAAATGTTGACGGGGGCGTCCATAGAAATATTTTAATAGGCGCATCAGGCGGGGCCTACCTGACCGATGGGACGGCAACCACCAACCCTGAGCAATGGACACTTGCCTCAAGTTCAGGAACAACCACTCTTCGGGTGGGACAAGTTCAAGTTGGAACATGGGGAAGCTCCTTCGGAACCCCTTCTCCGCCAGTTGGAACAGCAGTGGGATGCCTTCATGAAAGCGGAGTATTTTTATTTTTCACCAACGGCTACATCAAAGCGATTCTATTTCACGCTTCTCCACTATTGGACGATGCGACCCGAGACTTAGTAGAAACCTACGTTCAAGCTCTTTAATATATGCCATCACGCTACCTCATCATCTGTCCTCTTGCCGATCAAGCGGGAGTTGAAACCGACACGGGCTTCCACACCGATACTCCGCTCTACACGACCTCCGATCCAACGCCGAGGACTCAAACCCACGGATGGACTTCTACGGCCTACACGCCGACTCAGGACGCCGCTGTTCAAGCTGCTGCGCCGAATTACCCGAATAGCGTCTTCGAGAAGTACAACGTTCCGCAACAAGCCACCTATCCGCAAACCCGTCTCGGCCAGCTTGGCTTAACTACATCGGCAACATGAAGCCCTTCTTTTTCATTCTTGCATTAGCCTGTCTAATGCTTCCATCCTGCGAATCCCTCAAAAGCCGATTCACGCCTTCTGCTGCTCCTGTAGAGGGAAATGACGGCTTCGATCAAGCGGCTGTCGATTTGTTTAATCCAAAGCTCACTGCGCAATAATGATTCGCCTTCTCCCTGTTCTCTTCCTCTGCTCCTGCACCCTCTACCACGAGGACGACGAAAGAATGTAGGCTTGGTGGCGAAGAATGAGAAGTCGTTCGACCGTTTTGTTTCTGGTGTAGAGACGGTTGCCACAACTGGGTTTGCCTACAAATCCTACAAGGCGAATCAAGCCGCTGCGGTCGAGAAAGCTGGCATTGAGGCCAAGACGGCTGTAACGTCTCAAGCGATAGATAAAGGGGCAGAAGTCCTTCCAGTTTCGATCAGTTCTCCCTAATGGCGTCGCAGAATCCAGATCAAGTCAGCACTACATGGAAATCCCATGTGGATGATAAACTTGCCAATCTGTCTGCTCAGTCTGAGGCTCAAGCTCAAACCCTGTCCGCCATCTCCACAAAGCTGGACGATTGGATGAAGACCCAGGGGAAAACAAATTGGCCCCTCATTTTAACCGCCATCGGTGCGCTTGGAGGTGTTGTATGGGGTATCTTTTACGCCCTTTCCGGGAGCCAAGAGATCGCGAGGTTGCAGAGCCAGATTGTTCTAATGGAACGAGTTCAGCCAGTTCTCTTATCCGCTGAAAATTCTAAAACAGACCGGGATGCGCTTAATCATCGGGTTGACTCCAATTCAGACCTAATCGGAGCTTTGACTGGAAAGGTCGATTCATCCGAAGCTGCGCTAAAAGAAAGGCTCCGGGAGGTTGAAACCCAGTTCGACAAAGCAGGGGTCATTATGAACATGAAGTCGGCTGAGACGCAGCGAATGCTTGGGCTTTTATGGAAGAAGGTGTACGGCGAAGACATCCCCGACATTGAGTACTTCCCGCAGTTTCACCGTTACGACAGGTAGACCCCTATGAGCAACTCAGGACTCAAAACTCCCACGTAGGACGAATTAATGGAACCATGTCCTTTACCCTTCCAGCAGCCATCGGTCTCCGTCGTCCAGCTACGGAGAGAATCGTCAAAGTACAATCTTCAGTCATCCCTCTGCGATCCAAACGTATGACCTCTGCCCTTCTTTTAAGCGGTTGCGCCGTCACCGGAGCGTACGTTATAGCTTGGTTAAGCAGCCAGCAGGTTGAGGCGCTCGCATGGGCAGCCTGGCCCTGCATTGGCGCGATCTTGAGTAGTGTGGTGGCGATCCTTGCCCCTCGAAAAAAAGAGATCGGATGGACAACCCTAAGTCGCTTCTTGGCGGCTATTGTTGTCGGGATGGTACTCCCTAGGGTATTTGCATTCTTTCACCCTGTCTTGAAAGAATTCCTAGCGGACCCTGTTTTAGGTATTGGAGGGGGATTTATCGCGGGACTATTGGGGTTCACAAGTATTGTTGTTTTTATAGAAAAGCTCTACCTTCAAGCGCCGTCTATTTCCGATCAAGCCATCCGCCAAGGGAAAGAAGTTTTGATAGCTAAACGATCCGACAAGCAACGCCATGAATGACGACCTACGAACCAAGTTGATTCAATTCTTCTACAGCACTTGGGGTACGATTGTGACCCCTGTTATCGTTGTTGCCATCACGAGCCTCTTTGGCTTCCTTACGGCAACAGTCGGGGTGGACATTCCGCCGGATCAGGTGAAGAACAACATCACTTCGGTCAGCAATCTCACGAGCGACCTGCTGCAAGCCCTTGTAGCGGTTCTGTTTCTGAAGTACGTGCGAAACACCGGGCTTACGGTTCAGAAGGCTTCAGGAGTCCCGAAAGAGGATCAGGACGGGTGGATAGGCGAAGAGACGATTGCGAAGGTTGCCGAGAACCGGACATTCGTTCCCAGGGCCCCTGTTGAAGTGAAGACTTCACGGAAGAAAATGAATCAGACCGACAGCCCTGTATGAAAACTAAAGCCTCATCCTTCGCCGACCCCGCTGATGTGCGGGCATTCAAGAAGTGGAAACAAATTTACCTGGATCAGGGGAAGACTGACGCTCAAGCCGAGAAGTTGGCGTTTGCCAAAGGTGATAATGGAGTCGGATGTTTTGGAGATTTTACCGCCCAAGACAAAATTCCCATGTGCGCGTTGCCACCCGATGACATGATCGACAAGTGGGGCTCCGTTGCGAAAGCTAAACACAAAGGAGTTTCTGTATCCGCCAACGGAAAGCAAGTCATCTGCCAGCTTGCGGATCGAATGCCATGGAAGAAGAATATCAAGAACGGCGCGGGAATTGATTTGAATCCTGCCGCCGCCAAAGCGTTGGGCCTAACTCCACCCTTTATGGTTCCCGCAACTTGGACTTGGGCATGAAAGCACTTATTTTATTTTTGGCATTAGCGGTATCGTTATCCGCTCAAGAAATCAAGCCCCCCTGTGTAGCCATCGACGCTGACCTGTTGCAGCCAAAGTCTCCGTTTGGGGCTTTGCGAATCTGGGGAAAGCCGAGTAAAAAATGGCCTAGAAATGCTACGCTTCGGGTGAAGTTTCTCGGAGGAAGTTCGACCCTTCAGAAGAAGGTCTGGAAACAGATTAAGGATTTCGACGATCTGTGCGGTCTCACGTTTGTTCCCTCTGAGGACGCTGAGGCGGAAATCCGAATCGACTTCAAGAACACGGGAAATTGGTCTTACATTGGTAAAGACTGCTTAACGGTTCTACCCAACCGCCAAACAATGAACCTCCAAATCACCGCTTGGGAGTTCGAATCAGAGATTAGGCGGCTATGCCATCACGAGCTAGGGCACGCTGTCGCGCTAGGGCATGAGTTGCAGTCACCAAGGTCCACTATAAAGTGGAACGTCCCCGTGGTTCTAGAAGCCTACCGTAAAAGCCAAGGTTGGTCCGCTGCTCAAACAAGGCGTCAGGTCATTGATCGAGAAGACGATGACGATTTTGACGGAACCAACTTCAAGCCAGATTCTTTGATGTGCTATTCCATAGAGTCTCGGTACACCCTGAATGGGGTCAAGACGCCATGGAACACGAAGCTATCCAAGGACGACATTCTCTTCATTCAGAAATGGTATCCCTTGAAGCCTTGAGCCCACCCTTCTTCCGCTTGGGAGTCGAAAGAGCTTCAATTTCGGAAAGTCCCATCTTCATTCTGTAATAAAATGTCTTCTTAGATATTCCGTAAAACTTGAGCCATTCAATAAGGTTTTTAGTTGTCCCATCAATAGTAATTCTCCTGTTCATTCTCCGATTGTTATTTTGCTCTGTGCGGGTAGCCCAACGACAGTTGTCCTTCGAGTAAGGAGCGTCATTGTCGATGCGTTCGATGAATAAGTCGTCGGCATAGCCCTCCTTCATATCCTCCCAGAAGCCTTCAAATGTCGCCCATTTTTCTGGCGACGTGATTCCCCTTCCTCCGTAATTTTTGAATCCGGGAAGGTTCGGATTTTTGCACCTTTGAAGAAGGTTGTACCATGTTTTATATGGCCTTGCGCCCCTCATTCCGTGAGATGTTGCTTTCTCTCTTGAGACAATGGCGCGGCGACATCCACATGATTTTGTTCTCCCTAATCGGTACTGTTGGATGTAAAGCATAACGCCGCACACACATCGACATAGCCAGTACCCGGCCCACCTCCTATCTCTTCCAGCGAAAGAGATTACCGTTAATTGTTCAAAGGTCTTCCCGGAGCAGTCATTAACTGGGAATTGACAGCGGCTCGGGGGCGTGGATATTTTATCAGCATTCTTCATGGCACAATCATGTTGGGTGTTAGATGTCCACTGGCCCTCAGAAAGCCGTGGACATCGCTATGATAGGGCGGTAGAATCGTAGATTCAAGAGATTTGTCATGTCGATTCCCTCGCATCAACCTTTGACGACGCCAAGCCCGACCGAATTCGCGTTGGCTGTGACTGTCGAAAGGAAAGTGGTGATAGATAACCCCGAGTGCTTACCTAAGCCTGGAGACTATTACAGAGATTGCGGAAAGGGGTTATTTGGGAAAGACTTGAATCTCAAGTGGGGGAATTGGCGTTATGTAACCACTCGCGGGCTAGATGAGCAGGGAAACATCGTCCTGTTATTCGCTAAGGGTCGAACTCAGGAGGAGCGAAATACCCCATTCAGAACAACTACTGAGCATGGCAATCATCCGTGGCCTCTTGTGCTTTACGGAATTTCTATATTTCAAGACCGATCCTTTCCTCAGTCAAATGGAGAAAAGAAGGCACCTAGAAATTATGCTCGATACCGTTATTTGCCAGCTCAGTCGGAAGGCTCTCGTTTCGTAAAAGATGAGTTTTTGTCTGAGGTTCCGTTTAATATTCCTCGATACACGGTTCCTATTACCGGAAGCGTTCAAGCAGATTACCTTGGGCTGAACTTTTCATTTGGAGACTGTCTGCACCCGACAATAAAACTTCCATCAGTTAGGTCCGTTTTAGTGGATACGGAGGGGGAATCTGGAGTCCTTCCTGGTCAAGTGTTTCCCGCTACCAACGTAGACTCATGGGTTCCTTACGTACTTTCAGATCGTCAAGAATTGACCAATGGTGTTTATTATCGAGTCCGAACCCGTGTATTTCCGCCGCTTGAGGGGGAAGAAGTGAACGCTTAACAAATAAGCCTTATGCCAGCCAACAATCTCCCCAGCCCTATGTACCTCCTTCTGCGAGGAGGCGTTGTTGCAACCATTCTAAACGCGGACGGGTATGATGACGTAGACATTGAAATGTATGACTCGGAATATTTCCGAGACACCCTTGATGCGGGCTTCCTTGGTCGATCTGTAACATTCCAACCTCAAGACAGTCAAATATCTGTAACGGGTTCTGGACAAGGTCCATACACTATTACAAATGAGGGTCTTGGAGACTTTAATGGCGTCATCTTTCAAGGGTCAGGGACTCCTGCCGTTCCGCCCGATCCCGCGATTGTTCCGACAACGGCAATCTACGGGTACGTTCAGACTCCTAATGTTTTAGACCCATTTGCGGAGGAAGATGACTCGTACAACCATGTTGATCCCCGTCCCTTAAAGAAGACCAGAACTATGCGCATATGGAAAGATAGCGACGCCAAAGAAGTTGGCCACGTATGGCTCGATAGGCTTATTTCGACATCCGCGACAATCCCAACCTATCCGGTTTAATGGCGTTCGGTCAAATATCTGACTCCAGTCCGACTTCCGGCGTTGTCGCTGGCCCTCGGATGATCGCGCAGTCTGATGGAACTAGGGTGGTCATTTCTCCAAAACCATCCCCCATCTTCCAAAGGCGGGATGAGGCGGGCTCCCCTGGGCTTCCCGGCTCAAACGGCTCCCCTGGTTCTGATGGAACTCCAGGACTTCCAGGCGATCCCGGTCCAACAGGTCCAACTGGAAGTCCTGGTCCTCCTGGTCCTGGAGGCGGTCCCCCTGGACCTCCTGGTTCACCCGGACCTACTGGACCAACGGGTTCTCCAGGTACTT